ATCAGTGACGAGATCTCGTTCTTCAAACCCCCTACCAGCGCGCGCTCGCGCGCGATGAACAAGATCAAGAAGCACTTCCCCTATCGCTATGGGTTGACGGGCACCCCCAACGCCAACACGATCGCCGACATCTGGCACCAGGTGTTCATCATCGACGACGGCAAGCGCCTTGGGCCTTCGTTCTTCCACTTCCGTCGCCAGGTGTGCAGTCCTGAACAAGTGGGGCCCCAGCCGCACATGTTGAAGTGGGTAGACAAGCCAGGCGCAGAAGAAGCCGTGGCGCATCTGCTTGGCGACATCATCATCCGCCACAAGTTCGAGGAGTGTCTCGACATCCCCGCGAACCTGATGTACGACCGCAAGTACCACATGACGCCTGGCCAGGCCAAGGCATATCTGGCGATGGAGCGTAGCGGCGCAGCACTGCTCAAGCAGGGCGCCATCACGACGACCAACGCCGCCGGCGTGGCAACCAAGTTGCTGCAGATTGCCTCAGGCGCCAGTTACACCGGCCAGGCTGATGAAGACTACGTACCGATCGCCAACGAACGCTACGAGCTCGTGGCGGATCTCGTCGAACAGCGGCAGCACTCAGTGGTGTTCTTCAACTGGAAACACCAGCGCGATGAGCTAATCAAGGAGTTCGAAAAACGCGGCATCACCTACGTCGTGATCGACGGCACGACATCGGACAAGAACCGCAAGTCAGCAGTCGACATGTTTCAGGCTGGGTTCTACCGCGTGCTGCTGGCGCATCCCCAGTCCGCTGCACACGGCCTCACGCTGACCAAGGGCACTGCGACCATCTGGGCCAGCCCAACGTACAACCTGGAGTTCTTCCTGCAGGGCAACCGACGTATCTATCGCGCCGGCCAGACTCAGCGGACTGAGACGATCGTCATCATCGCCGCGGACACCATCGAAGAAGCTGTGTACCAACGCCTGCTCGACAAGAACCAGAAGCAGACCAGCATGCTCGATCTGTTGCGCACGTACTTCAAGGATCGCGCGTGAAAAATCCCCGTTCCCGCAACTCACCATGGAATTTTGCCCCCGCATGCCTCAGTCCGAACGCCGTCAAGAAATGGGATTGGAAGGGTTCCAGCAAGCATCTGGCAGGCGTGAACGCAGCACGGGCCGCAAAAGGTTTACCCCCCATACAACCACGAAAAGGCCTCTCGCCATGACTCACGACCACCATGGGTACGACACGTTTCTCGAACGGTTCAACTACCAGTTCCTCAACCGCGTCCGCGACAACGACAACGCACTCTTCACGACTGCGGTCAATCCGAAGCACCTTTGGCGGGCCTACATCAACTCGTTCCCGGCATCACAGCGGCAGTACCACAACTGCCACGCATGCCGCGGGTTCATCACAGGCTACGGCGGCTTGGTCGTCATCAGCCAGGATACCGGTAAGATCCAGAGCGCATTGTGGCAGCCGGTGCTCAACGCTGCTGCGTATGCGCTCTACAGTCGCGGTTTCGCAGCGATGCGCGCGCTCGTCGAGAGCTCCTACATCACTGGATGTTTCGGTTACGGGATCGAAGACGGCCAGCTCATGGGACGCGCAGCTACGCCGGAGTGGTCGCACCTGGCTGTGAATTTCCCGCCTGGAGCGCAGCCGACCGAGATGCACAGCGTCGGTATCGAGAACTACCGAATGCTGGAACGCGCATTCGATGCGTTCTCGGTGGGTGTCTGCGATACCGCGCTACAGCTGCTCAGTTCTCCGGGCGCGTACCGCGAAGAAAAGGTCATCGACCGGCTGCGGTGGTTCCGCAACCTGCCCCGCTCTGTTCGCGGGATCGCCGGTTTCAGCTCGCCGGCGCTGTGGAAGTACATCCACAAGGCACCGACGGGGTGGTGTGCCGTCAACGGTTCGGTCCTTGGCATGCTGATGAGCGACATCATGGTCAAGGGCAAGACCCAAGCACTCGACAATTTCAATCGGGCCATGGATCCACTGCGCTACATGCGCCCGACCGCAGCGCCCAAGGAAGGCACGATCAACCAAGCGGAGAAGAAATTCCGCGAGCTGGGGCTTGAGCTGGCGCTTCCGCGGCGTTTCGCAACGATGGCCGACATTCCTGACCGCGCGTTCGACTGGAAACCTTCACTGGTCAACCCCGGCGGCGTGTTCTCCCATCTTCGCAGGCCGCAGCCTGCCGGGACCAAGCTCGATGCTCCGCCCAAGATGTCCATGGCGAAGTTCCGTCGCCTGTTCCTCGTCAATGCCGCGGCGATCGAGTATCAGGTTGCTGATGGTAACGCGTATTTCGCCCTGGTCACTGCGGTCAACCCACTCGCTCCTCTGCTGTTCCAGTGGCCACATCCGGTGTCTTGGTACACCTACTCCGGGGCCTTCAACCAGGATGCGAAGAGCTGGGGGTTGTCGGCTGGCGTCTGGGAGCCTGTGCACGGCATCATCAAGCTCCCGGTGCACTGGGACGGCGAAAACACTCGGTTCTCCCCGATGAGCATGTTCTTGCTCTCGGCCATGGATCGCAAGAACGGCGGCTCCGGGCTCTTCCCCGAGATCCTGCGCAAAGAGCTCCACGACGTGCGTTCGGTGATCGAAGCCTTCTCCAAGAGCGCGGTCATCCAACGCCCTGACAACGTGGTGAGCGCTGTGGTGATGGCGGAACATGTCCATACCAGTCTTCGGCTTCGGGTCACCACGCATAACGGTGACACATATACCACCACGATCGACCGGGACGAGTAAGATGTCACACGCCTCTGAGATATTGGCGATGATTGATTCTCAGGACTGGGCGGCCCTCACACTGGAGGGTCGCTACGGCGTGCTCAGGAGCGGGGAGCGTATCGTGTTCGACACGCTTCCCGCTCCGTCTGTGCTCAATGTGCGGCGGCACGAAACCACAGGGCGCGTCCTGCAGGCTTCGTTTCGATATCCGGACGACTCCATCATCCACTTTCGCTGGGGCGAACACCTCGGCGCGAAGTACTCCATCGGAAAGTCATGAACAATCAACGTGGATTTTTTGAAATCGGTATCTGGCACCCCAAGACACCGATGAACGTCGGTACGCTTTGGAGATCCGCGTACCAGTTGGGGGCCACCGGTATCTTCACCGTCGGACGACGGTACAAGCACCAGGCTTCGGACACAACCAAGGCCCACCGCCACATCCCGCTACGCGAGTACGCCACCATCGACGAACTGATCAACGCACTGCCGTATAGCTGCCCGTTGATTGCGATCGAGATGGGGGGCGTTCCGCTGGTTACCTACCCCCATCCGGAACGCGCGTGTTACCTGCTTGGTGCTGAAGACCACGGACTGCCCACAAGTGTCCTCGAACGGTGTCATCATCGAATCTCTCTCCCTGCAGTGCGCACGGAAAGCTACAACGTCGCAGTGGCAGGCTCCCTGGTGATGTACGACCGCCATATCAAGTCATGAAGCACATCGACATCAACGACAAGCGCTACCAGATCGTTACCCTGGACTTCGAGACGTACTACGCATCCGACTACACCCTGAGCGGGAAGTCGATGAACATGTCGGAGTACATTCGTGATCCTCGGTTCCACGCCCACGGTGTGGCGATCAAGATCGGCGACCAGCGAACGAAGTGGTACACCGGGAAGAACATCTACCTGGCCATCAAGGCGATCGACTGGAAGCGCTCAGCGTTGCTGTGCCACAACACGGCATTCGATGGTTTCATCCTGTCGCATTGGTACGATGTCGTAGCGGGTTTCTACCTCGACACCTTGTCGATGTCCCGGGCGGTGCACGGGCACCATCTCAGGCATGATCTGGACAGCTTGGCCAAGCGGCATGGGCTTGCAGGCAAGGTACTCGGCAGCGCCCTCGTCAACACCAAGGGCAAGCTCCAGCTGACACCCGACGAAGAAAAGCGTCTCGGCGCGTATGCCATCAACGACGCCGACGACACCTGGCAGGTGTTCCAGGCGCTCTACGGGCATTTCCCAGACAACGAGCTGCGCCTGGTGGATGTGACCTTGCGCATGTTCTGCGACCCGAAGCTGCTGGTGGACATCCCCCGAGTCCAAGCGGAACTGGACCGAGAGATCGGTTCCAAGGCAGCGGCGCTCAAGGCCAGCGGCGCGGATCCTTCGGATCTGATGAGCAATCCGAAGTTTGCCGCGCTGCTGACGAAAGCCGGCGCCAAGCTGCCAATGAAGATCAGCCTGACTACGCAGAAGAGCACCTTCGCGTTCGCCAAGTCGGACCTGGACTTCCAGGAACTGGCTAAGTCGAACAATCCGAAGGTCGCTGCCCTGTGCGCAGCCAGGCTGAAGGTCAAGTCGACCATCGGTGAGACCCGGGCTGTCCGCTTCCTGGAGGCAGGCAAGGACGGCATGCGCCTCCCTGTGCTGCTGAACTACTTCGGCGCGCACACTGGCCGCTGGAGCGGCGGCAACAAACTCAACCTGCAGAACCTCCCTCGCGGTGGCGAGCTGCGTCGATCCGTGCTCGCACCGCCTGGCTGGGCGATCGTGGTCTGCGACTCCTCACAGATCGAAGCGCGTGTCACAGCCTGGCTGGCTGGCGAAACCTGGCTCGTCGAGGCGTTCCGGGAAGGTCGAGATGTGTACTGCGAAAACGCGTCGGACATCTACGGTCGTACAATCACCAAGGCCGACAAGTTGGAGCGCTTCGTTGGCAAGGTAGAAACGCTCGGCCTGGGTTTCGGCATGGGCGCCATCAAGCTCGACCAAACCCTGAAACAGGGTGCCATGGGGCCGCCAGTGTTTCTTCCGGAGGATATGCCGGCAATGATCGTGCAGCTATATCGCCGCAAGCACCCGAACATCGTGGCGCTGTGGAGGAAGATGGATTACGTCATCTTCTGCATGGCCACCGGAGTTGAAGGCGAGCTCGGCCCGATCACTTACGGCAAGGAGTACATCCGTCTTCCCAACGGCATGTTCCTCCACTATCCAGACCTGCGCGGCACCTACGACGATCGTGGGCGGCTCACGGATGTGAGTTACGCCACGCTTCGCGGACGCACCAAGCTGTACGGCGGGCTGTTGACCGAGAACGTCGTCCAGGCCTTGGCACGCATCATCGTCGCGGATCAGATGCTCGAGATCTACGACTGCGGCTACCCCATCGCCACGATGTCGCACGACGAAGTCGTCGCCCTGGCGAAGAAGCAGCACGCCGAGCGGTGTCTCAAGCAGATGCTCGAGATCATGCACACCCCGCCCGCGTGGGCGCCTGATCTCCCGATCGCCGCGGAAGGTGGTTGGGCGGAGAACTATAGCAAATGAAGATGACCACGATGAGCCGCTTCCTGATCGCCAAGGGACGGGGGTACACCGGCAGTCTTCGAGAGTTTCAGAAGTCGCTCAAGGAGACCGGCGGCCTGGTCATGAAGGAACGCAAAGTCCCCTCTCGTAAGCGCAAGCCACGAGAACTCGAGCGCCACATCACCAGCGTACTGGAGAGGATCCATGCCGACGCCGAGTGAGATCCTCGGGGTTACCTCTACTGCTACACCCGACGAGATCCGCGCGGCGTTTCGTCGCCTGGCCATGAAGCATCATCCTGACCGCGGAGGTGATCCGGAAGAGTTCCAGAAGATCAAGGCGGCCTATGAGCGGCTTTCCAAGCCAGCTCGCTGCCCGGAGTGCGAGGGCAAGGGCTTCATCCGCGTTCGACGGGGCGCGTTTGTAGACAAAAGTCCTTGCCCGCGTTGTTGGCCAACGAAGGACATGTGATATGACATCGATCGGTGCTAAGATCGACGCCCTCTTCGCGTTGCGTGAGAAAAAGCGCGCGCACGAGGAGAGCATCAAGGAACTGGAAAAGAACATGGGCACGCTGCAAGCGGAGCTCATCACCCAACTGCAGGCAGAAGGGATCACTTCGAGTCGCGGGAAGAAGGCTTCGATCAGTATTTCGGAGAACGTCGTCCCCCAGGTGGAAGACTGGGAAGCGTTCTACAAGTACATCGGGCGGAAGAAGTACTTCCATCTCCTCGAACGACGCCCGTCGACTTCCGGTTGTCGTGAGTTGTTCGAGAAGAACGGCCGAATCCCCGGTGTGGTTCCCCACACGAAGATCACCCTGAACCTGCGTACCGCGAAGTAGGAGCGAACTATGGCAGCAAAGAAGGCAGCACCCCGCGCAACATCCAACCTCCCTGTGGCCGTCACGCTGGCTCAGTTGAGCCAGGAGTCTTCGGCCATCGCATCACGTATCGGCGCCGCGAGCGGCGACCGCATTCGCAGCAATGCCAACGTCAACTTCATCTTGCCCGACGGCAGCGAGGGCACCGAGATCGAGTGCGTGATCCTCGATTTCAATTCCCAGAACTTGTTCTACGATCGCGCGTACGACCAGAAGAACCCGATCCCGCCGGCGTGTTTCGCCATCGGGGCCGAGCCGACGCTCCTCACTCCCTCCCCCAACGCTCCGGTGTCGCAGTCCGAGACCTGCACCGGCTGCCCCATGAACCAGTTCAACACGGCCATGGGCGGCGGCAAGGGCAAGGCCTGCAAGAACACGCGTCTGCTGGCCATCATTCCGTTGGCAGCGCTCGACGACCTCAATGCCGACCATCCGATCTGGACGCTTTCGGTTCCGCCGGCGGCATTGGCCAAGTTCGACGGCTTCGTCCGTACGCTGGCTGCGAAGTTCAAGACCATTCCGATCGGCGTGGTCACCACGATCGGCCTGGGCGAAGGCCAGTACTTCTCGCCTACGTTCACGATCACCCGTCCGTTGACCCAGGACGAGCTGAACTTCTTCTCCCCGCGCCGTGAAGAGGCCGCGGCGCGCATCAACTCCGAACCCGACGTGTCCGGGTACGAGCCGCCCCCGGCTCGCGGACGTCCGGTGCCGGCTGGCAAGAAGCGCTGACCCCCACACCCGGCAGCCGGTCCGGGTCTCCACCGGCAACCCTCACCAACTGAAGTGGAGCAATGCATCATGGGACGCCCCAAGAGTGTGATCCTCACCCCGGCCGAGACCAAGGCGGAGATCAAGGCCAACAACGCCCAGGCCAAGGAGCTGCAGGCCGCGATCAAGGCCAACGAGAAGAACCGCAACGACGCGACCAAGACCTTCGATCGCGCCGTCAAGGCCGCCGAGAAGGCTCGCGACGGCTCGATCAAGGCCGCGGAGAAGGAGATCAAGCGCCTGACCAAGGAGCTCGATGCGCTCAACGCCAAGACGGCGAAGCTCCAGGGTCCGAAGGAAACGGCGACGGCCTGAACTGCCGGCGATCTTCCCTGGTAACAAAGGCCCTCTATGGAGGGCCTTTCTTGTGGAGCCAATCATGGACCTAATGATCGATCTCGAAACACTGGACACCGCTCCAACCGCCGTCGTGCTCAGCATCGGTGCGGTGGCCTTCGACCCGTACGGTCACGTTCTCGGCCAACATTTCTACGTCGAGTTCACCAACTTCCTGGAGCAGCAGACCAACGTCGGCCGCACCATCTCGCCGAGCACCGTGCTCTGGTGGATGCGGCAGGACGCAGCAGCCCGGGAGGTTTTCCAACCCAAGGAGACCGGCCCACAACGCTGCTCGGTGATGTGGGGGTTGTCGGCCTTCGGGGATTTCCTCAAGGCAAACCCGATCAATAACGTGTGGGCGAAAGATCCTGACTTCGATGTTGTGATCCTGCGCTCGCTGTATCAGACCAACGCTCCTGACATGGCGTTCCCCTTCAAGTACAGCTCAGGGCGCTCAGTCCGTACGATCGAAGCAATGCCGTTCGCCAAGCTTCGCGACAAGCCGCCGGTGGCGCACAACGCACTTGAGGACGCGGTTGCCCAGGCCAAGGCCGTGCAAGAAGCGTTCGCCGATCTTCGCGCGCTGCAGGAGCGGAACTGATGCGCGACTACCCCGTCATCGGGATCGCCGGCCCCGCGCGCGCCGGCAAGGACACCGTCGCAAGTTACATCCTCGGTGCTCGTGGCTACGGCTATCGGTACGGCTTTGCCGATCCAATCAAGCGCATGCTGCTCGCGCTCAACATCGACTGCACGGATCCGTTCTGGGTGCAGAACAAGGAAAGCGAAATCCCCGTGCTCGGTGTGAGTCTGCGCCATCTGTTGCAGACGCTGGGTACGGAATGGGGGCGCCGCCTGATCAACCCGGATCTGTGGGTGATCCTGGCCAAGCAGCAGCTCGCGGATGCAGGCCCTGGGATGGTGGTCTCCGACGTGCGCTTCGAGAACGAAGCCAAGTGGATCCGCAGCATCGGCGGCCTGATCATCCATCTGCGCCGCAAGGATGCCCAGCAGGTCAAGCCGCACGAAAGCGAGTTCGGCATCACCATCGAACCGGTGGATGTGTGTATCGGTAATAACGGCACTTTGGAGCAGCTGCACTCAGCTGTCACGGAGATATTCAGTCATGGGTGACCGAGTCCTACTACAGGTTGTGAAGAAAGGGGATCCGAAGGAGTTTTCTCCGGCGATCTATTGTCACTGGCTCGGCGGCGACGCTGTTGAAGCTGTCAAGCGCCTAGCAGTGCGGATGAGCAGCCGACGCGGTGATGTCTCGTACATCGCAGCACGACTTCTTCAAGAGGTGATCAACAACGATAGCGGCAGTACAGGGTTTGGGCTGATGCATGCGAAGAAAGTCCTCACGGCGAAAGATTCACACGGAGACGCAGGAGTGATCCTGGTCGACGCAGACACGTTCGAGATGACCTTCCTTGGAGGGTACCTTGGCCACGGGTCCTGAGAACCGGTTCATCAAGAGCGTGCATGATGCCCTTCCAGGAGGGCATCACGAGAAGATGGCCAACCCCTATCGCCGTGGCACGCCGGATGTGTACTACAGCGGCATGCTCGGCGATCTGTGGGTGGAGTACAAGTTCATAGCGAAAGTACCGAAACGAGCGAACATCCTCCCGGAACTCTCGCAGCAACAACTGGAGTGGTGTGAAGCCCGCTACAACGAAGGCCGCAGTGTGGCGGTCATCGTCGGCACCCCCAAAGGCGGCGTTGTGTTCCGGCACCTGGAGTGGATGTCTCCGATGTCGGCAGAAAGGTTCGTCAGCCTCCTCCAACCGAAGAAAGACATTGCACTCTGGATCTACAACCAGATCGGAGATGCTGCGTGTCGCTCCTCACTACTCTCACTCAAGCCAACCGAGTAGCGTTGGCTATCTACAAGCTCATTGCGACCGGCGTGCTCGGTTACTTCCTGATCCAGGACGTGGTCAAAGGTAAGCGCCATGGCCGCCGGCGCTGAGTTCAAGACCATCAAGGAAGCCGAGACGATCGTCGGCGGGTTGAGTCACCCTTCCAAGATGCCCGGCCTGGCTTACGGCCTTCCGGCACGGCGCTGCCCCATCGGTGCTGTGCTGGCGAAGGTCAACGGATCGGTGTGCTCGGACTGTTACGCACTCAAGGGTCGCTACGTGTTCCCCAATGTCCAGGCTGCCCAGGAACGTCGGTTCAAGACGCTGAAGGATCCTCGCTGGGCGGATGCCATGTCCTGGCTGATCAAGCGGCTCAACTGCCGGTGGTTCCGGTGGCACGACAGCGGTGATCTGCAAGGGTTCTGGCACCTGGAGCTGCTCTGCGAAGTGGCCCGGCGGTGCCCGGATACACGCTTCTGGCTCCCTACTCGCGAACGCGCCACCGTCCGTTACTTCAAGGGCACCGTTCCACCAAACCTGGTGATCAGGATGTCCAGCACCATGATCGACGGCCCTGCACCGAAGGAGTTCGCCAACACTTCACGCGTCGTCTCCAAACTCGAGGATGTCACCTGCCCTGCGTACCGCCAGAATGGAAAATGCGGTACTTGCAGGGCGTGCTGGTCCTCGGACGTTCCCAACATCAACTACCCCCACCACTGAGGTATTCATATGCACACTTACTCCAGCGAGTTCGGCCCCTTCCACGCGCGCGTGACTCATGACCCGGCGATCGGGTCGGTTGTGATGGCGCTTGATGATGGTGTCAAGCGCGTGAATCTCTCGGCGCCGAACGGTCAGGTCGAACACCTGGCCGAGGCCTTCGAGTTCGCCGCCGTGGCGCTTCGTGCCAAGGAGCCGAACGACTTCATCAAGAACTGGGCTACGCTCGTTCGCGGAGCCACCACGCCGCCTTCGCCGGAACAGGTCTTCATCGACAGCTTCACGGACATGGCGCGCCAGGTGCACCACAACGCCAAGGACAAGGGCTTCTGGGACAAGGACCGCAACGTCGGCGAGATGCTCGCACTCATCCACTCGGAGATCAGTGAAGCCCTGGAAGCCTTCCGCTCCGGCAATCCGCCGGATGAGAAGGTGCCTGGGTTCTCGAGCTTCGAGGTCGAACTCGCCGACGCCGTCATCCGCATCATGGATCTGGCTTTTGCCCGCGATTTCTCTTTGGCGGCGGCGATCGTGGCCAAGGCCGAGTACAACAAGACTCGGATCCGCATGCATGGCAAAACCTTCTGAGTTTGTCTGCGCGTTCTGCCGACAACCCGTGAAGCTGTCGAAGGACGGCAAGTCCGTCCTTCGGCATGTCAACGTCAAGGGCTTCTGCGGCGGATCCTACGAACCCGTCGAAATCCATCTGAAGGTGCGCAATGAAGAAGGACGTATCTCTGTTCCAAACGTGCGCGTGGTGCGGAAAGCGGATACGCGTGTTGGCAAAGACGATGGCGCTGTCGTGGCACATCCGCCGCGGCTCCCGGGTAAAAACCGCGTGCCCCGGAAGTAACCTCGCTGTAGTCGACCACTTCAAACGCCGTGTCGAGAAGGAGAAGCGGAAAGCGAAGAGGGAGAGCTCGAAGTGAAGTACCGCCTTCCGCTGATGTCCCCCTTACAGTTCGCCACGATCCTCGCGGCGCTGCGCAAGTTCGCAGAGAACCCGCAGTACACACCGCACTTCGACGGACTCGGCAGCGAGCGCCTGGTCGACTTTGCACTGCGCCCGAAGACCATTCACAAGCTGGCAGATCGCATCAACATGCGGAGCGAAGAGGTATCCGATGACTGATAACTTTTGGAGCTGACCATGGGCAAGCCTGTCCTTCCGAAGTGTTTCATGATTGCGCACACTGCGCTGCATGGTGCCGGCATCACCGCCATGCTTGACGAACTCGGCATCCCCGACTGGGATACCGAAGCTGAGTCCCCCGCCGAGTGGCTCACTGAGTTCGCCGGCAAGTCGTGCTACATGTCTTTCGACCTGTCGCTCAACCAGAACCTCACCAAGGTTGGCACACGCACGAACGAGGAGTACATCTCCGAGGGGATCCTCAAGCAGAAGCACGGCAGCGTGATCGAGCACAGCACGGCGACGTTCTTCCTCAAGGACGTCAGCCGTGTGGTCACACACGAGCTGGTGCGGCACCGCGTTGGCACGGCCTACTCGCAGACCTCCGGGCGCTATGTGCGGATCGGTGAGATCGACTACTACGTGCCGCAGTGCGTGGCGAACAACTCCAGGGTGTTGCAGCGTTTCGTCGACGAGTTCCGTCACCAGGAAGAGACGGCCAAGTGGATGGCCAAAGAACTTGGCCTCGACGAGAGCAAGGACTTCGTCTACAAGAAGGAGTGCACCAGCGCGATCCGCCGGATCATCGGCAACGGCCAGGCCACGAACATCGTGGTCACCGGCAACCACCGCGCCTGGCGGCACATGATCGCCATGCGTACCGCGAAGGGCGCGGAGGAAGAGATCCGTGTGACCTTCAGGACGATCGCCGAGGAACTGGCGAAGCACTTCCCAGCGCTGTATTCCGACATGTACTGGTACGACGACGGAAGCATCAGCTTCGAACACGAGAAGGTGTGAGCCATGTCCAGCGCTGACTTGACCAAGACCCTTCGCGAGTTGGCCGAAGAACTCCGGAAGTCCTCTGAACTCCTTCGACCACTGACCGACTCGGAGATCGCAGAGTTCCTTGTCGTAGGTGTTGAAACCCTGGATCCTGACATGCCTGAGGTCGCGGAGATCGCAGAGGAAATCGCAGTCATCCTCTGCAACGCCGCTGAGGAACTGTAACCATGCCCGTCTTCCGCAGCTACCACCTTCAGCTGGACGACGAACGGAGCATTTCGCTCGGCTATGAGGCGGAAGAAAACTCGTACCTCATCATCGCCAAGGGGAAAGAGGGGACGAAAAAGCTGCGGCTTTCGGCCGAAGCGATGAGTGCACTTGTGTCCGTCTTCATTGCGAACCCCTGGAGGAACGATGGGTAAGAATGAGTTGGTGTTCTTCACGATGGTCTATGGAGCATGGGTGCTTCCGGCATACCTCGGTATGTGGGGGCTTGTGCGCAACGCCGCCAAAGAAGCTGATGGAGTCGTCACTTGGGGGAACGTACTGATCTTTTTGTTCTTCCCCCTTCTCCCTGTGGTCAATGCGTTCACCGTCGTCATGACTGTCCTGCAGGCCGTTGATTCCATCAAGGACAAGCCGTGCTTCCAACTGAAGCGGCGTCTCACCGACGCTGAGGTCGAAGCACTCATCGAAGAAATCCAATCACTGAAGAGGAGGTAGCCCGTGAACCTCAAACAGAAAACTGCACCGCCGCGAACTGTGCGACTCAGCGATATTCCTGTAGGGGAGTTGTTCGTGTTCGAAGACGACCTTTATCTGAGGATCCACAGCTCGGACAATTCACCCCGTGCTGTGAACGTGCTCACCAACTGGGCGAGCTCCTGGTGCCATGATGTCGATGTTCTTCCGGTGAAGCACGAACCTCTCGTTTGGGAGTTGGCGTGATGGACAACTACAGCGTCCTGCTCCTCTACCCCGACCACATGGCTGAGAACTTCGGCCAGGACACCTATCTCACGCACGTCAATGCGCGAAACTCTCGGCACGCGATTGAAGTGGCCCGGGAGCAGGTGCGCGCCCAGGACGTGGATCCCGCGGATTTCCACCCGCTGCTCGTATGCCGCGGATGGATCGAGGACATCAAGCCATGAGTCTCATCGAAAAACTCTGGAAGGCACACCATGACTTCCTCGCTGGCGGTCCTGCAATAGCCGCGTCACTGATCGCCGCTCTCGAAGCTAGCTGCAATGGCGTAGCCGCCGACGAGTTACGTGACAGGTATCGCGAGGAGGAGCACCCTTACTACGACAAGGCGGAATGGGTGCTCGCGGTGTCCAACGGCGACACCTTGCTGGGGTATTGGGAGTGGGTGCGCAGTAAGCTCGAAGAGGCTTTCGACGAAGTATGAGCGCCTACGCCGCCACCTTCACCAAGCAGCAACTCAACCATGCGACAGCCTTTGGAGACGTCACGGAGACCGCCCCTCCCGTAGCGTTCAACTGGGGGTACGCAGGCCCTCGCGGCGCCTGGTTCACGTTGCTGCGCATGCCTGAGCACACGGACGAAGACATCGAACGCGCCAAGCGATACCTGCGCAACGAGCGCGATGTCGTAGCCCTTCGAATCGCGAGGCCTGCATGGATCTCTTAACGACTGCCTACTTCGCTTTCGGAATACGGGACGCGTTCGATGACGCCGATCTTGACGAGGGCTACGATGCATGTATCGAGCTCTTTGGCGGAGAGCTTGGGTTCGTCCAAGCGTGCCTCGACGTTGGTTTCCGAAATCTCGACGACACGGTGTTCACACGCTCGAATGAAAGGGGGCATCTCTTCGTGTATGAAGTGGCGCAGCCTTTCGGGCAGAAGGTCGCTGCGTACGTGTTGGAACACCACACACTTCCACCCGCTACGACTGCGCAGATCTGGATCGAGGAGTTGCTGAAATGAAGTACGATTTCATCTCTGACCCTGGTCATGGGTGGCTCAAGGTCAAACGCAGTGAGTTGGTACGCTTGGGCATTGATCAACAGATCACCGGCTATTCGTACCAGCGCGGCGACGATGTCTACTTGGAAGAGGACTGCGATGCAGAACTCTTCATCACCACCAAACGGTCCCGCGGCGAAGCTGTAAGTTTTCGCGAACGCGTCGCTAGCTGGCGCGCATCCCGTATCCGCAACTACGAAGGGTATTTGCCATGAGCAACGAAACCAAACTGACCGCCGGCCAGTATTACCTCGGTCGAATCAATGATGAGCGTGCGCGTCTGCAGGCAAGCGTAGACGAGGCGGAGAATGCTGCCGAAGCTCCGCGGCAGGCGTTCTTGCGGGAAAAGGCCATCGAAGCGCTACAGAGCTACTTCTTCGTGGATGAGAAACGCATCAAGAGCGTGGCGGTAGGGTGGCCCCACCAGACCATCGATATCGGGATCAGTAACTACTCTGAGACCGAGACCGCCTCGCTCTGCGTCAGCATCGATCTGACGGGTATGCCGGAAGTGAGGCGTGATGAGTCGAGCTTGAAGCGCCTCAATGCGTTCGAGCGCAGCCGGAAGCAGTCCGTCGACCAGTTCATCAAGTTCGTGAAGCTGAAGGTGCCAGGCACCTCGAAGCACATCACTGCGGATCTGGATGTGCTCTGGGAACAGTGGCTGGATTACCTGGTGACGGTGTCGTGAACGAAGATCATGCAACTCGCCCGGAAGATCTTGAGCGGTACCTCTCTGTGCTGACCGATTATCCGGCAGCGGCGAACGACTTTGTTCGTATGCAGAAGAAGTGCGCAAAATACGGGAGCGAAGCGGTTGTTGTGGTCGATGCTGAAGGAGAGTTGGTGTGCATAGCTCCACAGGCTATCGCTGAGCGCATCGCCGAGCTGCTTAACGCGGATGAGAGGATCCGATGAAATGGATCACGCCAAAGGAACCGAATGCGACAACAGAAGGAGAGGAGCATGTCTTCACGTCAAAAGAGGAAGGCCCGTGTTCGAGCCTTTTGGCTCGGTCGGTTGGCGGAAGTTCGGCAGCAGCTTGAAGCCGACAGTTTCTGGGCGGCTGCCCTACCAACGGACGGCGGGGCTTCGCTCTTGGTTTTCTATCGTTGCAAAGGGGGGATGCGCGGTGCCTTCGTACCCCTAACAGCCGTGCGTAAACGCACCGCGGCTCAGGTGTGTGCCGCCATGCGGGCAAGGGCTGAAGCATTCCTGCGTAGCTGATCGGGACTGTTGGGGGCGCCAATCAAGGAGACGTATGACGACCACGGCAGAGCTGTACGGGGTGGACAAGCCCCGCCTGACGCGACACGAAGGCCTGTGGCTTTGCCGGTCCCGCGATTTCTTCGCGTACGGAACACGTCCTGAATTCGCCTACGTATATTGGGAGTACAAAGTCAGGCTTGGCCGCAAACGGAAGAGGCGTTTTCTTTACAAGACATGAAAAAGGGAGTGAGCTGAGCTCACTCCCTTCTCTTTTTTCACCGTGCCAGGTGGCTGGAGCGGGGAACTATTTCACAGGTTACACAAGCTTGTGGAACAGGCTCTGCCACCAGGACAGCTTCGGTGCATCTTCCGGATTCGCCCGCGCGCGGTCAATCGCCTCCTGAATCTGCTTCGGCGTGAACAGAGCAGGGTGGAAGCCCCCCACTTCATTCTCGATCAACGCAGGCACGTATGCGCGCTCCGACCCGAAGCGGCGGTCGATGTTGGAGACCAGTCGGTACTTGACGATGGACTGGCTCACTTATCACCTCGTAGATAGTCGATGAATTCCTCGATCCACAGTCCGTACCAACGGTACACGATCAACCCGAGGATGAAGCCGATTCCGAATGCGAAGAAGCACATCACGTATTCTCCTTGGAGAGCAGGCGTTGGTACGCTCGGCGCGCAGTCGGCGCGGAGCACCCCATCATATCTCCTACGACGCGCCATGAGCGCCCTTGTCGACGCAAATTGGCCAGGCGCTGCAGCTGGACTTGAGAGAGCCTCGCGTGAACCGCGCGGATCCCATTGCGTGAACGATACTTTCGGATGGCTTCAGGACTACGGTTCAGGAGTTCCGCCGCTGTGCGCGTCGGCATGGTCATTGCGATACGGTGCTCTGTGGTTGTCCAAGCAGCCATGCATGAGCCTCAGGTGGGAGGAGTCGGCATCCAGCGCAGGCCCATCCCTGCAGCGCAGGCGCAGGCGTGGCCCGGTCCCCAGTGGACCAGGCTTGGCACGTCTGACTCATGCGGTGAGGAAACCAGCGAAGGACGATCTTGCCACGCCGGTAGCCAGCGCGGAACCATGCACCCTGGATCTCAGGGCGATTGAAACATGCGGGGGTTGTCATGCCCCGCATGATATCACTTGGTCAGAAGCCTGGCCAACGGCACGGTGCGGTCGATCACCTCGTCGAGCGGCGCGCCGCCCCCAATCCAGGATGCCAGCAGCGCCGCGTGCTCGGCCGTCGGACCGAGGAACCCGAGCACCGCGGAACGCTCCTCTGCGGTGTCCTGGAGCGCGTCCGCGCCGAAGGTGAACTTGCCCAGCAGGCCTGAGCGGTGCACCGCGTGCATGAACATCTTCAGGTACGACCAGTTCTGCGGCATGCCGCCGAAGAGCATCCACTTCGCCATGTCCGCCGCGAACATGACCGGCGCATACATCGCCAGGATCTTGAGCGGGCCGCTGTTGCCCCAGGACTTTTCGTGGGCAACGCGTTTCAGGATCACCTCCTGGAATGAGAAGGCGAACTGCTTCAGGTGGGCCACGAGCAGGAAGCGCGGGTCGCTCATCCACAGCGAGCGGTGCGCTGCGTTGGGACGCACCACCGCGCCGTCCGCGAACCGGAACAGCGCCTCCTGGATCTTCTTGCTGGAGTAGTCGATGACGCCCGGGGCCTTCTCCTTGATGTCCGCCGGCTCCAGGTCGAGCTCCTCCATCCGGCGCTTGTCGTTTCGGAACTCCAGGATGTACTTCTCGGCAGCCGCGACCGCGGCGGTGCGGAAGGAGTTGTTGATCCCCTGCATGCCGTTGTACTTGAAGATGAAGTTGTTGATCTTCTGCAGCCCGCGGGACATGTACATGCCGTTGTGCACCATGCCCATCGCCTGCATCACGCTATCCTGCTGCACAGCGCCGATGATCTGGGCCATCTCACGGTGGCGGTCCTTCTTGCCCGAGACCCACTGGCTGATGTCCGTCAGCACGCGTTTGTAGGCCGCGCCGGCATCAACCAGGTCACCGCTGCGCACAGCGATGCCCAGCGGGTCGATGAGCTGCGAGAACACAGCCAGTGGCAACAGGATCGCATTCTGCAGCGTGAGCAGGGCCATGTTGACCTGCTTGACCGTCGGGTTCGCGTCGCGATGGATCGTGCCGTCGAGCCCAGAGATCAGCTTCTTGGCGCGCTCGATCTGCTGCTCGGTGGCGCCTTCAGACACTGCGCGATCCATCATGTCGTTGAGGATTTCGCCCATGTTCCCGAAGCGCTCGGTGTACTCGGCCCGGTGCACGGCCTGGTCGATGTAGCGGTTCATCACACCCGAGAAGTCCTTGGACTGGAACTTCGCGAACTCCTCCGCGAACGACTCGTCCAGGATCAGCTCACGCGCCATCACAGACTGCGCGTACGGGGAGAAGCCCGCGGTATCGCGTGGCTTGACGGTGTGCCCGTCGCCGGTGCGCAGCTGATGGATGATGTCGTCGGCCTGGCGCTGGCTGTAGTTCAGGTGCTTCTGCAGCAGGCGCGAGAACTCAGGACCGTGCTTCGTCAGCATGCCGATGTCCCACACGCGCGGGAAGTACCGCTTGACCTGGGGCAGCTCTTCGTAGACCAGCTCCGGATTCGACAGCGGGTCCGTCGGGTCGCCCGGCACCGCACGCACGAACCGCTTGACGCCCTTCGAGACCTGCCACTTGTAGATCTGTTCGAAGAACTTGGCGAGATCCTTCTCCAGCTTGGACGACGGATCCTTCATGGCCTGCAAGTTCGTCATCGCCGTCTCGATCTCCTTCTCGGAGTACCCTTCGACGATGGCGTTGACCCGGTCCTTCAGCTTCCCAGACATCTGCGCCCGGGCTTCGAGCAGACCGGTCTGCTTCACGTTGTTGTAGAACAGGTCGGCAATCTCGTTGATCGCCGGGATGTTCATGTTGCGCAGCTGATCAGTCGTGCCGGTGAACATGCGCTCCGTGGCGGTCTTCACTGGCGCAGCCCGCTTCGCCCCGACATCGCCCTGCGTTTAGAATTCCGCGAGCACCTTGGCCACGTTGTTCGGGCTGGTGTCAGCCAGGCGGCCGGCGTGCAGAGCGATCAGGAGCTGCTCTGCCTTGTCCAGGCTCGTGACCACGCCGAACATGTTGCGGATGGCCCTCGCGATCTTGCCGAAGATGGTCTGCGTGTTCGGACCGATACGGAGCAACGGCTTGCCGTCCACGACGGTCATCGCGAACTGGAACATGTACGCCAGACGCTCTTCAGGATCCTTCAGCTGCTCGAGCGCAGCGGGCTCATTCTCGAGCAGCTTCTGGAGCTGCTTCCTGACGTGTCCGGTGCTCGCTGCGTCGAGCAGCAGCTGCTTCATCCGCAGGCTCGCAGGATCCTTGCCGAGCTCGGCGAAGAAGTCATGCAGCGCCTCGTGGTAGAGCACCGACATCTGGTCCGGCGCGTGCAGAGCGACGGTGATCAGTCGCATCGGAAGCGCACCTTCCTTCCACATCAAGGCAGGCGACCACTTGCCGTAGCCGCTCAGCATGTCCTTCAGTACCACTTCGACCTGTGGACCGCGCATCTTCAGGAGCTGTGCCTTCAGCGCTTCGAGCGTCGTCGGCACAGCAGGCCCAGTCCCGGAGGACTGGGTGTTCTGCTTGCTCAGCACTTCCTCCCGCCGCCCTTCTTCCCGCCGCCCTTGCCCTTCGACTTGCTGCTCTTCTTCACGGGTGCTCTCCTTCTTGGTAGCGGCTCGTTCGAGCGCAGCCGCCTTGCGCTTTTCCATCTTCTCTTGGAAGTTCGCCGCCTTGTCTGCGGGGCGCTTCGACTTCGCGAGTTTGAGGCGAGCGCGGCCCGCCGCGATCTCACGGTCGAGTTCCTTGGTGCCCAGGCGCGCGTTGCTGTCATCGGCGACCGGGGCTTCGGTGATCGGTTTGGCGTTCGACGACTGGCGCCCTTCACGCGCTCCGGTGAAGCCCTTCGGGATCGCAGGGCCGCTCCGCGCCTTGGCACCTTGCGCAGGGGCTTCCGTCGCCACGGTTACAGGCTCCTGGGCAGGGCCGTAGAGCTTCGCCATTCGCTCCAACGCGCCCTTGAGATCCTCTGCTTGTTGCTGCGCACGCTGCTCAGCCAGGCCAGGCTTCGCTTCAACGAGCGTACCCTCAGACTTCGGCGCGAGCATCCCCTTCAGAGTGTCGATCAGCGTATCGATGACCTTCGTGACCTGCTCCTCGCGAGCGTGGGTTCGCTTTCGATGGGTCTCGATCTCACCTACTGTGCGGGGGTCTTTACGCGCCTGATCCTCAGGGGTCTTCATCGCCTCGCGCTTGGCAAGGTCCGCGACCTTCTCATCGACCGCGCCTTGCTTCATGTTCCGCAACCGACGCTTTTTAGCGAGCTCCTGCAGCTGAAGGATGTTCTTCCGGAACCTCCGCTTGTATGCATTCTGCTTCCGCCGCAGAGGATCGAACCGATGCTCCGTCGGCATATTCGCGCGTGACGTATCGCGGAGCACCTCTGCGCGCGCCACTGCCGCATCGAACGGCTTCCCGCTTGCCTTGGCTTCCTGGCGCAGCTTCTCGACGCCGGCGGCGATCTCATCCTCGGACATCGCGCCAGGCCGCTCCGGGTCGTTCTTTGCGTTCACCGCAGGCGCGAGTCCTTCCGTCGGCTCAACGCGTCCATACGAAGTCGCCGGGTCGAGCGGCAGCGGCACGCCGTCCTTGTGGGAGATTGGCGCGTCCGACTTCTGCGCCCGGACGTTCGCCTTGACCCGACGCAGCCGGGCCAACGCCAGCTGGTACGCGCGGATCATCTCCTGGTGCATCGGCGTGGAGCGCTTCCGGTCCTTCATCTCCGTGCGCAGCTTGTCGACCTCGCCCTGGAACGCCAACTCAATGGTCGGGATCCGCGAGCGGTCGAGTTCCGCACCCATGACACCTTCAGCCAGGTCCTGGTGCAAGACCTGGATCGCGTCGGCGTTCTGGAAGTACCGGGTCGGGTTCTCCTGCACGCGGCGGCTGCCGTCGCGCGGGTTGCGCCCAGCCGAGTCCATCAGCTCGTTGAGCTCGTCCTTGGCGGCTTCGATGTCGCGCTTCAGGCTCTTGACCAGCTTGGAGTCGTTCTGGGTGTCGAACTCCGCGACGATGTACGTGATGGCCTCGGTGAGCCCCGCGGACGCCTCGGCGTCTTCCCGATCCACCGCAAGCTGCAGCTCACGATTGAGCTCGTAGAGCTCCCGCACCTGCTCCTTGGTCATCTGGGGGCGCACCAGCTCCAGCTGCTGCTCCAGCGTGGTGATCAGCTCGTCGAGGTACGCCGCTTGGAGATCGGTCTCGTCGTAGTCGCCCTCGTCCAGCACATCGTCGGCCAGGGCCTTCGTGTACTCCTCGCGCTGAGGCAGCGGCAGCTCCTTGTCGAGCCATTCACGCGTGAGCTCAGAAAGCACGCGCTCCTCGGAACGAAGGTCTTCAACGACATCCCAATCTGCTGCGCTCTTCGAATTGTTTGCCTTTGCTTCAGCCTCGCGGAGCTTTGTAATTGTGGTGAAGAGACGCTTCGCAGCACCCCGCCCGATGATTTCCTCAACGTACATACCAGGAGTCGACTTCCACGCCGCGTTTACGCGGTCGTAGCCCTTGCTCAACTTCTCCCGCCATTCGTTGTACTTCGATTTGTCGCGCTCGTCGCGCTTCTTGCGACGCGCTTCCCGCTTCGCTTCACGCGCAGCGATCTTGTCGCGAGCATCAGCCTCTTCTTTGTTCGTCGGCTCTGCACGGCGCTTCGCGCGCGCTTCACCAGCAACCTGTCGGTTGATCGCGCCCTCCGCGGATGCGTCGATCAACGCCAGCGCCTGCGTAGCGAACGCCTTCTGCTTGGCAGTCCCCTTCTTAGCCCGAGCCATCAGCTCCTCACGCACCTTGGCGACGCCGCGCATCTCGCCCAGGGTACGGCGCTGGCGCTTCTCGCCCTGGCGGAACACCGTCAGCGTCGACGGCAAGTCCACGCTCGCGATGTCATCGCGTTCGAGCATCGAGGCCACCGAGAACAGGAACTTCTGCAGATCGCCGCCCTTGGTCGGCGATGCGTAGGTCATCGACTCGGCAGACGTGACCAGCTTCGAGCCGTCGGTCTTGGTGAACGTGATCTTGGTCTCGTCGATCGCGCGGACCTTGTCCTCGTACGCAATCACACGAGCCATGTGCGCGTCGCGCTCCTCGCGTGTGGCATTCGGGCTGAGCGGCTCCGGCGGCTTGATGTTCCGCTGCACACGCAACAGGCGCTGGAACCGCTTGACGTCCTCGTCCGTGGCACGCGTGTCCGCCCCTTCGCGCAACGCGACCTTGTACCGCGACAAGGCCTTGTCGAAGCGTGCTGGGTTCATGTCTTCCTGCGACGGCGTGAGCTTCTGCAGCTCCGCGAACTCCGCCTCCAGGCGTGGCAGGTCAGAGCGGTCCTTGGCCTTGGCAGCCTGGTCCTTGAGCTTGGTGATCTGCTCTTCGAGGGTCTGGCGGTCCTGCAACGACGGGAGCTTGGCCTGCAGCGCATCCAGCTCCGCCTTCGGCTTGCCAGCAGCTTCCGCTTCATCGTAGGCCTTGCGCGCAGCTTCGAACTCCTGCCGCTTGGCTTCCAGCGCCGGCAGTTCGCGCTCCATCTGCGCAGTCAGCCAGCCCTTGTCACGCTTCCGGGCGGCGTTGAGGCGACGCTCCAGGTCCTTGCGGATCTGCCCGAAGGCTTCGGCCGCGCTGGCACCAGTGCGCTTTACGTACTCCGCCATCGTGACCGCGCGCACCTTGGGCGTGCCGTCTTCGTACGTGCCGGCTTTCTTGATCTCGGCCTTCAGAGCCTTGCGATCGAACGGCGTGTAGAAAGGTCGCGCCGGGTTGGCGTCGCGGTACGAGGCCTCCTGGTCGTAGTCCCGCTCGGTCAGCCCGTTGTCGAAGACCTGGTCTTCCGTGCGATCGGGCTGACCGATGCCGCGGTCCGTTTGGTCAGGCAGCGGGATCTTGTCGGTCTCGGTCTTGAACTTGTCCAGGGCCTGTTGACGCATCGGAGCGTAGTACTCGAGCACCGCCTTGGCGTTCTCCGGCGTACCGAAGGCCATCGAGAACGAATCGAGCGTCGCAGCCTGGGCCTCCGGCGGCATGCTGGAGAACTTCGACGCCAGCTGATCGACGCGCTCCGCCACCGCACGCTCCTGGACCCGCGGGTCGGTGCGGTTCTTGAGCATGGTGCGCAGGAACGACTCCGGCTTGCGCACGTCGCCCACGGCCCCGGGGACAGTCTGCAGCTCGTCCATCAGGGTGAACATGTTGGTCAGGCCGATGGCTTCGAAGGCCTTCCGGACGCTGCCCTTCCGATCGATGAGCGGCAGCATCTCGGACATCTCTTCCAGGCGTCCGGCCAGGTCAGGATCCTGGAGGGCGTCGAAGGTCTTGATGCCCTCCAGCGAGGCAGCGAACTTGATCCAGCTCTGCGCCGCGGCGGGGGCCTTCTGTTCGTAGATCGGCGCCAGGGCGTCAACCAGCGGGGCAACGTCCATGCCCTCGAGGCTGAACTTGACGCCAGCCTTGCCCAGCAGGCGCTTCGCGGCGCCCGCAGCCGCCTGGCCGAGGGTCTCGGCGACTTCGACGAGCTTGCGCTTGCCCATGATCACGCCGAGTTCGGCGCGGTTCACCGGGTCGTTGAACTTCCCCTTCAGCCCAGAGACGATCTCCCGCTCGGACTCCGACAGGTAGCCTTCCTGGGCCAGCAGGTTGTCGGCGTCAGCCTCGGACTCCACCGCCATCTCGGCGTCGCGCTTCTGGATGGCCTCGGCCATGGCCTCCGGCGACACCCCGCGCAGCTCGTCAGCCAGGACGGCATCGGGGGTCAGGTACCGGGCCAGCTTGCGGGTCATGCGCTCGTCGAAGAACCCCTTGACGCGTTCCTCCAGCGACAGTTTGGGGTCGGCGACGTCCTCGGCCTTCGTCTCCTTCGGACGACCCTTGAAATCCCCAAGACGCATTGCAGGGATGGCCTTGTCGAGCGCCGCGCCGGCCAGGTTCGCCGCCCCGGAGAACGTACCGCCGCCCGCCGCGCCAGCCGCCAGGGCGTCCCAGTACGCCATGGGGTCGCGTTCGGCCTGGCTGCCCAGCGCCTGCTGGCCCTGGTAGCCGATCTCGGTCTGCAGCGCCTCGGTGCCGCCCTCGATCGCGGCATCCGCGGCCGTATTGACGACCCGTTTTGCGCCCTGGGAAGCCACCGCGCGCTCCAAAACGGCTCCTGCAGCACGCGTTGGGAGAATAGCCTCAGTCAGCGCCTGGGCGCCAGCAGTCAGCGTCGCTGCCATGGCGCGCTCATCCGCAGAACGCTTCATGACGTCAGGATCAGCGAACTGGTTGCTGACCACCTCGCCACGGAGCTGGTCGAAGCTCACCGCGCCCGCTGCGGCGGGCGCCATGGCCGGTGCCAGAGCCCGTAGGAGCGTCGTGCCGGCGCCGCGCGCCGCGCCCGCTGCTGCGCCGCCGGGTCCGGCCATCAAGCCGCCCACAACGCCGCCTGCAAGGGCTGCGCCGGCCGCCGGCGCCGCGCTGCGTGCCATGCTGCCAGCCGCCCCGCCCAACCAGTTCGCAGCGCGCCGCAGCGCGCCTGGCTGGTTGAGTTTCAGGTCGCCGATCGAGGAGACGTCGTTGCCGAGGACACCGGCCTTGGCCGTCTCGACACCCGCACGACGCAGCAACGCGTTGGCACGATCGCTGTCCCCAGCCTGCTGAGCCTCCAGAGCCAACTCACGCAGGTCGCCGGCGTTGAAGCCGGCGCCCGTCGCCTGCCAGGCCTGGGTGAACGCGTTGGAGCCGCGATCTTGGCGCGCACGATCGATCTGGAGGCGCTCCTGCTCCTGCAGAGTGAGTAGGGGGCGAGCGAAAGCACGCAGAGGGGTCACTTGGAGACTTCCTTTTTGTCCGCCTTCTTCTGACGCATTTGGAGGATACCAAGCGCCGCCTGATCGGCTTCATCGAGATCAGACCGATATCGACGAAGCTGCGTACCATCCGCCAAGGTGATGGTGTACATATTATCGTCGGCAAGCGGGTTCATCTTCGCGATGGAAGTGAAGGACAACGGGCGGTCGAAAACTGATGTTTCAGAGGCGCCAATGCCCGTTTCCCCTTGGTCATTCGGTTCCACGCGCCCAACCGGCCCCGTCGCGCTCTCGAACTTACTGAGAGCCCGGAACACAGCAGCGGCTTCACCAGCAACCTGAGCAGGGTCTTCACCAGGAAACAGGGCCGCATTGTTCGCAAGGAACGCAGCCAGCTCAGTAGGGCGGTCGGTCATTTTTTGAGCGAGTCCAACTGCGCGCTCCACAGTCCCCTTTTGCCCGGCGGGGACGCGGGACATGGCTGCGAGAAGCGACATCTCCGCGGCGCGCTCTCGGGACGCCCTATTCGCGCGGCTTTCTTCCAGCTGTCCCGCAATACCTGCACGGTCAGTCTCGTCAGCGCGTGCCGCAGTGGCGTCACGCGACGCGATGTCGCGCTCGTTCATCGCAGCGGTAGCCGCGAGCTGCTGCTGCCGAGTCATGTTGTCCGCATCCTGCGCCAATGCCTGCATGCGCTGAGACTCAATGCGCTCCAGATGCTTCGCCAAGTTGCCCGCGGCACGGGGAGAAGAGAATTGCTTCCGGGCAGCTTCAGCCAGGGCGTCGAAGCGGGAGTTGATCCCGCGTTCGTTGCTTCGCAACGCGACCGCAGCGGTTTCGCGCGGCTTGGCCTGCAGATTCCGCTCCACCATGGCGTCCTGGCGTGCACGATCCTTACCCTCCGGATCCGGGCCGAAGCGCATGGAATCGGCGTTGAAGTCCTTGCCGACGCCCGTGAACTTGTCGATCGGACCACCGGGCTTGCTCGACGTGCCGAACATGCCGTTGCCGAGGTTCACGTACTGCCCAGGCTCCGTACCTTCGCGCAGCGTCAGGTTGGAGAACGCACGCGGACCGATGTTCAGAGGCATCTTGTTGATGTCCTCCTCGGTCGCAGGACGGAACAGCGTAGCCGTGCCCTCCTTCACAGCGCCACTGGCATCGCGGTAGAGCTTCGAGTTGATCTGCTTCTCGCCGGTCGCGACCTGTGGGCGATCGATCGCACCGCGGTCCACCGGATCGCCGAATTTCATCGCGGTCACGGGGTTCAGCTGATCCCCCTGCATCACACCAAGACGCTCCAGCTCTGCACTCTGCGCCGGTGTCAACTTGCTCGGCGGAGCACACCGCGTATCACGCGGCGGGGGCGTGGAGGTATTGAACGTGCCGTCCGGCCCGCGCACTTCACCAGGAGCCTGCTTCTCACCCCAGCCAGGCGCCGGCGTGGCGGGCGCAGTCGGCGTCAGAGTCTTCGGGGTGGCAACAGCCGCAAGCGCAGAACTGTTACTCGCAATGGCCGGATCCGCAGGAAGGCGAGGATCCCGCGGCAATGCCGGAGGAGCCCATGCAGGTCCGGACAGCTTCGCCGCTGGAGGAGGCGCAGGGGCCGGCGCTGGCGCAAAGTCCCGCATCACGCCTGTGTTGACCTTTCCGGACAGAATCTCGGACGGGCGCTGCTCCGGCATTGGCTGCTGGCTCGGCGTACCGCTGGCGACCATGTCCGCAGTGGGCTGCACAGTGCGCGCCAGCTTTTTGGCCAGCGCCACTTTGTCGACGGACAGCTTGTCGGCCGCCGGCGGCACCGCACCTGGCGGAGTAACAGGCATGGCAGCGGGGCTTGGTGTCGGAGACCGCTCGATGACGTTCGTCTCCGGGATGTAGTACTCCGGATGCTGCCGGCGATGCTGCTGGATACGAGCCAGCTCATTGTCCAGCACAGGCACGCCGCCATCCGCCATCCGGCGCAGCAAGCCGCGCCGCTGTGCCTTGTTCGTCGGCGTGTGCGTGGCGTCCTTGAGCTTGTCGAGGTTCTCCTTGCCCACGGCGCGCACGGTGTCGGCCGGCAGCACATACTCGCCGTCGCTGAGCATCACAGGACCGACCTTGTCGTCCGTGGGACCGCCCGGACCCTTGACCTCGCCGCCAGAGGCGTAGCCAACGCTGGTCATGATGGGCAGCCCCATTGCTCCAAGGCGCCGAGGAGACGAGTCCCCCGAAATGCCGCCCGCCTTCTGATACGTGGTTTGGGCAGGGGCAGGGGCAGGGGCAGGGGCTGGTGCGCGCGTCGAACCGAACCCACCAGTCGCCGCCATGTAGTTCGAGCGCGGACCGATGGGCGCGGGGGGGGGTTCGGCGGCCGGGGGGGGGGCAGGAGCCGGGGCAGGAGCCGGGGCAGGAGCCGGGGCAGGAGCCGGGGCAGGAACAGGCGCCTGCGGCAGCGCGGTACCGCCAGGCACGATCCCGGTATTCGGTAGCTCCCGCATCGCCGTTGGCACGTAGGCCTTCGCATCAGGCGCAGCACGATCCTTGTCGGTGAAGGTCGGCACGCCGTTCACGACGCTCTTGAAAATGCCGCCGTCGGCCATCCGCCGGAGCAGCGACTTCGTCTGGAATGCCTTGCGTACGTTGTTCATCACGTACCCTCATAGTTGTAGTTGGTGGTGGTGGACGTGCTGGTGCTGGTCTGCGTCGTAGTCGAACGGGAATCGGAATCGCTGTAAGCGCCGCTTGCGTTGACAGCCCCACCACCAGAGAGGCTTGCGCCGACATGCACGCCAGCCATAGCCCCTGCCGCCAAGGTCGACAGAAGCTGCCCCGCGGCCTTCACAGAATCCACCGACAAAGTGGCTTGGCGAATCATCTGCTCCAGCAACCCAAGATACGCCTGCACCTTCGCCTGATAGAAAGAGATGTTCGACCGCAGCTCGGTTTCTTTGGCAGAGATCTCCAACTGAGCTTTCGCAGTCTCAGCGCTGGCTGCGGCGGAGAATCGTTGGGTGTCCGCGGTGTAAGCCTGCGCAGCCGCCTGAACAGTACTGAGCTGCGACTGCATACGCGTTTTTTCTGCTTCGAGATCAGCGGCGTACACCGTGACGTTCTGCTGGTTCTTCTGGACCCGAAGTTCGAGGCGCTTCAGATTCAAGTCGACAACCGAGGTCTTCCCCGCCCCGAGGGCGGCGTATGCCCGAGCCTCGGATTCGATGATGCCGGCCTTCGCAGACTCCGCCGCCACCTGCGCCGCATAGGCGTCGAAGCGGACTTTGTCCGCGGCAATGCGTTCAGCGTAGGCCTGCACGCGGGCTCGATAGGCCTCAATCCGATTACGCTGCACGCCGGACTGGATCTCAGCCCCCTGCATTTGCGCCTTGAACACTTCGATGCCGGTCTGCACAGCTTGGACCTGAGCCGTGTAGATCTGCACCCGCTGCTGATTCAGTTGCCCACGAGCCAGGGCGGCCTCAATCTCTGCCTTGAAGATTTCGAGCTCAGAAAGTGCGGCGCGAACACGGATGTCGAACACCTGGGCGCGGATCTGAAACGCATTCATGCGTGCGTTGAACAGCGCGACCTGGGCATCGTAGATCCGGAGCTGAGATTCGACGCGGAACTTTGCAGCTTCGAACACCCGGTTTGCGGAGTTCTCGAAGATGTTGATCAACAACTGCTCGCCGCCGAGCGCCTGCGTAATCCCGAAGCGCACGTTCTCGATCTGCGCTTCGGCGAACTTGATCGTGAGATCGCGGTTCAGTCCGAGCTTCTTCACAGCCAGGGCCTGGCGGAGCGCATCAACACGCGCTGCCTGCATGCCAGTCGGCATCGTGAACCCGCGCGAGGAGAACTCCTCCGAGACGGCGTCGATTTCGCGAGCAGCGATCTCGTCTTCACGAGACTGCGCGCGCTCGACCATGGCGCGTTCAACGGCTTCGGGGATCCCTGACCCCCCCGCCCACAGTCGACGGATCTCCGCAAACGCCTCATCGAGGATTTCGGTGTTGTACGTCGGCTCCGCCCACTGCAAGACGGTCGGCAGTTCCGTACCAGTGAATTCCGGAGCGGCATCATCGAACGTCGGGATCGTGAGTCCGTCGAACGTCGGGATCGCCAGATCGTCGAGGGTCGGGACTGCAGGCAGCACAAGAGTCGGATCATCCGGCAGGATGATCGCGTCGAGCTCTGGCTCCTCAGGCTCCGCACCAGGAGCAGACCACGCCGGTGGTTGAGGGATCGACAGCGTGTGGATACTGGCAACGAAGTCCGGGATTTCCGGGAGTTCCAGATCCTCAACTTCCACCAACGTCGGGCGATCCGGCGGCTGGAAGGTCACCGAGCCGAACGACGTCGGAGAGATGACCGGGAGGTCCAAGTCCACCCGGACAGTTGAGTCGAGTCGTGGGGGCTCCGGCAAAGGGCCGCCGTTGAAAACGAAGCCAACCCCGCGCAACTGCGCAATGGTCTCAAGGGCTTCGACCTGCAAAGTCATGGCAGTTTCGCGCGCGTCTTCAACGCGGCTGACCACCAACTCTTCGACGGTGTCTACTGCGGAGTACGCCTGTTCGAATACGTTCGGCATGATCAGAATTTCCGACTGGACACAGCGAGATCGATCGACGTGTCATAGACCGTGAAAGGAGCCCCAGAGACGTTTCGGATCTCGACCTGCCAATAGGCGCCGACGATGCCTTTCCCAGGGGTGATTCGACTGTTTCGCGGGGCGCTGGCAGATCGCGGTTCCATGGTGAACGTCGATGCCGCATGGCCAGAGTCTTTGGTGCGAACCGTAGCACGGAGCGTGCCCGTGCTGACGTACCCGATGTGGATCGAATCCACACGCTTCTGGAACTGCGTGCCAAAGTCCATGAACCCACTGCGCAGCGACGCGTCGATGGTATCGCCGTCGTCAGTGTCCCCAGTAAGCTCGAAGATCCCGCCGGGGCCAACGGCGAAAGCAACTCCGTTGACCTGAGCAATCGATTCGAAGTCGAAGTTGTCGTACCACGATACCGCCGCGGATTCGGTGTTCATGAGCCAGGCAACACGCCCTGGATCGCGGAACACCACCGCAGACACTGCGTTGGCAGAGGACTCCCCGACTACCCGCCAATCCGACCGCGCCACCAAGGACGTGGTTGCGACCCCTGCATTCCCCAGCACAGGGAGCGCATAAGTGTTGGAGGCAAGCGCAGCAGAGGTGGCCGTTGCCGTAGAGGACGCACTTTCGTAGGACAGAAGTTGGAGGGCAAAACTGTCCGCGGCGACCGCCGCCGAAGAAAGCGACTGCTCGTAATAGACCGTGGCCAGGTCCACCGCCGAAGCGGTGGAAGTCCCCGTTCGTGAAAACAGGATCCGCGGAGATACCACATCGACAGCAGCTGCAACGGATGTCAGCACCGGAAACGGGATGTAACCGGAGATCGCATCAACCGCGGCTGCCGTAGAAGTCAACGTGACAGGGGTCGCGACGAACATGTAGCTGTCGGCGTCAGCGTCGGACGTCAACGTCGGCGTAACGATCAGAGAATTCGAAACCGGATTCGAAGCTATGCCGATCGACGTCAGAAGTGCGTACGACGAAGGATGCGCCGAAGACACAGCCGCGGCGGTCGAAGCCAGCGACACAGTGAGCCCAAGGACAAGCCCATTGAGCGCGGAGGCGGAATTGGCAGCGACGACAATGTTCGCCACGTCGTAGGAATTGGTCGCCTCGCCAACAGACTCCGCGACCTCACACATCGTAGTCATGGGCGGTTTACTCCAACGAAGCAGGGGATCTCCTGGTCGAAACCACCAGGGGTATAGCCATTATGCAGCACTTCTCCGCCTTGGATGTCGGTGTCATACACAATGCAGTCATCGCCGAGCGTGCTGTAGGTAGCGCGCAACTGCTGGATCTCCCCAGTCTCCGGGTCTGGGGAGGGGCGCGACCACACGTTGTCGAAGCTGGTGAGCGTCATCGGGAGTTCGATAGGACCGCTATATCCACGACCGACGATCTTAAGGGTAGCCCGCACGTCTGCGCCGAGATTCCAGGAAGTGGATGTCGGCCGCCGCACTGGAGTCGGTACTGAGTTGAAGTTATCGACAGATTGGCACATGGTCAGCCAGGTGCCGGAATCCGCGAAGTCGCCACATTCGCGCGATTCATGATTGAGGCACACGACCCGGCGATCGGTATGCGGATTACCCCGTCCTCGACGTCCACCGCAATTGTCGAATCGACACCGAGCCAAGCCAGACGGATCCCCACTCGCTGCAGCAGGGAAGTTACGCCACGACCAACCGACGTTAGGGTCCATCAGATAATCGTAGTCGACAGAGGTTGTACCGGACCTGCCTTCGGTGTACGAGGTAGAGAAGGCGTAGTAGTGCAACTCCCGGCAGTACTGGGGGACGACAACAACGGCGCCGGCTGTCTCTCCGCTACGAGTGTCCACATGAGTCACTCGCTTGAACGCCTTTGTGCGGTACACGTAGGCCCAGTCCATCGCCATGAGGACGTCCGAATACCGCGGCGGATTGAATCCAAGGTCGGTCGAGGTGATCGTCCGAATCGAAACGTAGGGGTTCAACGCTCGGCGATCGTCGAAGTCGTTGGTGTACATCATCGTAGCGAAGCGGCGCTCCCCTGAGGTTGTCGTGATGACCCACTCCCCAGCGAACATGCACTCGTCCGGATAGCGGGGGTCGTCCACCCCATCGGTGTTCTCCGTGGCAGGGTTGCGGAAAAACCGAACCGTCTTCAAGTCGTCCCCAACGAAGTGCGCGTACATCACCGTGTCACAGCGTGGGTTCGCCTGAGTGTTGGAAGCTGGAGCAGCATCATGGCTGTGCAGCCCCTTGATCAACGGATCGTAGAACTTGATCGGTAGAAAACGCCCGATCGGTGTGCGAGTGGCGAACAAGACCCCTTCGGATTGCAGACGAAGAGCCGCGGTCCCCACAGCCACGGGTTGCCCAGGCTCGCGATTTGGAGTCAATGCGCCAATGCTGATGGAGATCTGGTACCACACCCCGCGCTGGATGTCGTCGTCACCAAAACGGTAGGCGGTGTTGTGTGCCTCAGACCCTCGGGGGTTGAACGCCCACCCCATGTACCAGCTGTACGGCATGTGCTGATAGAAGGGCTCCAGCGCTTCCGCAGACAAGAGTTGAAGGACGTCCCCGGCAGCTACAGCGTCGGTGACATCGAGGGGGAACACCTCCCCTGTAGGGAGGCAACCGAGCTCCTCGAGGGCCGCCACCATAGGGCCGTCGCCGCGTGCTTCGGCAGCCGCAGCGTAGCTCGCGGCATAGGACCCGGGGAACACCGGGAGCCGCATAGCCAACACCCCCCTGGCCTGGCTGATCTCAATCAGCCAACGTGTCCCATCGGGACCGATAGTGATGCCGTGGGTACGGTGGAATTTGAAATCGTACCGCACCTGGACGCCGAACCGGCCGACGCGCTTGGCGTATTCGGAAAGCGACGTCGGGTTGTCGGGGTCTCGAAATGCGTTCTTGGAAACCCGCCCCAACCCCATCACAAGCTGCACCGCGGTTGCCATGGTGCCTGAGTACATGGAAGGGCGCAGCAAGGTGTACTGGCTGAACCGGCTCTGGTTGTCCAGGTCATCGAAGTACGGACGAACCGCCAAGCGGGTCACCGACTGGAATCCCCCCACCAGCTCCTCGTGGAGGTCCACGCATGACGGCGTCGGTGCGAAGGTAGAGCACACCATGTACGAGCGGTTTTGGGACACGCGCTGTTCAAGGTGCGCGAGCAGAGTAATGCCGGAATAGAAGGATGGCAGAACCGGCGCTTCGCTGATCTCTGGGAGCTGTGGAGGTTCCTGCCGCACTGCGACATCGACGACATCCACAGAGATGTGGATGATGTTGACCCCTCCGCTGCACAACACGTAGATATACCCTCGATCCCCGACGCGGCGCGAAGAGGAGAAGGTTGTGACCTCGGCCGTACGGGCGAATTCCTGGACCTGATACAGAAGCGCCTTGGCCTCAGGGATGAGAGCCAAGGCGCGGTCCTGGTCGCCCTCCAGCCGAATCGATGGAACCCCATCGTAGACGGCCATGAGGGTCAGTCGGCGGAAGTGATCGACGTGACGTAGCCGAGGTTGAAGACGTCGGTGTTGTACGCCGTACGCGCCGTCGCGAACTTCTTCGCAGAGGCGCACGTGCCCGTGACCCCGCCCTTGGTCGACTCACTGTGCAGTGCGGCGCCGTAGATGGTCACCGAACTGGCAGTCGCGATCGTGAAGGCAGCCTTGGAGGCTACGTTGGTCGCAGATCCAGAGGCAGGCGCAGCGAGCGTCCAGGCCGGGCGCGTGGTCTCACTGTACCCCTCCGTGTTGCTGGTGATCTCGCTGGCGGTGGCAGGGTACGACGCCTGAGTCAGCCCACTCGTCGGAGTGTAGTTGCCGCCATAGAGCGACAAATACCATGACGCGGCCTTCGTACCGTTGTAGAAGCCGACGGTCAGCAGGTAGGTCAGTCCCTCGACCGTGAGCAGGTTGTAGTCGCGCTGCAGATCCTTGCCGTTGAGATCGTGCTCGTAGTAGTTGGTGACTACCGCATGGGCAGGGGCGATGAGCAGCCCGCCGTCGCCGGCGCGCTCCCACTTGTGGTTGCGGATGTGACGCAGGAATTCACGGGCGTGCTTGAACATTGGAGAGGCTCCTAGGGGATGACAGAGTCCACGGCAATACCCGCGGCCATTGCGGTTGTGGAGTTTACAGGAGTGACCACCTGTTTGCGACCGCCCCTCAACAGGAAAACAGACCTCCCTGTCAAGCCGGCGGGAACTTGGATGCGCTCAGAATGCAGTTCCGTGACAGCGCCTCCAGGAGCGCCAACAACATACCCGGAAGTGCTGAGCCAAACGGCCACAGGCGCCTCAGCCTGCACTTTCTCAGGCAGGTGTTGCGGGGACAGCATTAGCGAGGAGCGCATGAGGGCGCGGTTCGTAGAGACCTGGCGCATCTTGAAGGCAGAAGGGTCCGTACCGGCGAGGAACCAAACTCCGCGGCTGTCACCGACGTACACCCCATCACCAACGGATTCGATGAAAGAGATGTAGCCGCTGAAGGGAATGACTCCTGCAGACGGGCTGTACAAGTGTGGGCGAAGAGGCTCGGAGAAACACATCGTGCCGAGCGCCGCGGTGAGAAGTCGGCCGTTGTGCCATCGCACAAAAGCCCCGGGCTTGAGAGGGGCCAAGAACTGCGTGTCGCACTCCCCGCCACCGGCACTCTGGCCAACTACATACGTCGAGTAGATAGCCGGAATCGCCTCGGCGAACCGCAGCACATCGCCATCGGACGAAGTGATGTAGATGTAGACCTGCCACCCAATCTGCACGGGGAGGCCAGAGAGGCGAATCCCCCCGATAGCATTGAGATCGACAACGGCGACATCCGAGGCAGGACTCTCTTCGCCGCGGTCGTCCACGAGTGTGACAACGACCCCGTACTTTCCAGGATCAAGCCCCCCAGCGGCGGCGGATAGTGCGGGTGTCTCCGGCTTCGGCACTCCGACGTTTCGCGTAGACGCAGAATCGCTCGGAAGCCAACCGAACGAACTGACGCTACTGAAATAGACGTTCCCATTGTACTCAGTGTAGTTGAGAGGGTCTGGCGTGGCGAGATAGTGGATCTCAGTCAGCGCGTATGTCGCCGGATCCATGCGGTACAGCGTCGAGTTCCGCGCAACGAAAAGCCACCCGCGTTGCGGGGCGTAGTAGATGCTATGGAACCCTTCGCCAGCGACGCGTGATGTGAATCCAGAGCGCCGCGAGTACGCCCCGGAACGATCGAGATCAATGTTGATCGCGGAACGCGCTGTCTTCGAATCGAGCTTCGTTTCCGCGGAGAGAACATCGACTCCTGCAGCAGGCAGAGGATATTTGTTGTTCTTGCTCATTGGGTCACCACTGGCTGCGGGAATGATGGGGGTTGGATCGGCCGTGCCACTAGAACACGCCGACTACAACCGTGCTCGTCAGTGATCGCAGGCCCTGCAAACCCGACAGGGGGCATACCGAAAGTGTACACCGCCCAAGCCATGCGAGGAGTCCCTACAGAGGAGGTATCCCCGACAGACAGCGTAACCCCGCGCCCCATTCGAGGCGTTGGGAAAGCAAGCATGTCGTCACCATGAGGCTTGACTTTCCCGGCCTCCCACTCATCGATATCCCCAAAGACGACATCCTCCCACCCCAAAGGAGCGACGGTCATTGCGATGCGCGCAAGGCCTGGTCGTGGGGGGCGGATAGGCTGAGCGACCACTTCTCGCAAACGGAAAGACACGGTAGGCGTACCTACACCGGACGATGGCGGGATCGCAGAGATTGGGTGAGGTACTTCGCGCCGGGTCACTCGCATGCGGTATGCGAAGGAGCTCAGGGATTCGTCAATCAAAGACAGCGAATCCCAGCCAGTCGGGGAGACTTCCCGATTGAGGTACTCGACGATCGCCGTACCCCACAGAGTCGCACTCCCCACGGATAGGGTGTACGTGCGTGGGTACCCAACCACGGCGGTGCCAAAGCTCGCCATATTGCGCCCGCTCGGAGATACGCTTCGGTTGAACAGCTCGATCGCAGAATCGCCGAATACCGCGCCTGGCAAACTCGGTGGGGAAATAGTCGGTGGGTATGCCGGGCGATGGCTTACGTCGGCAGTACCGAAAGCCCCATCGCTTACGCCTGGGTTGTCCTCATTAAAACCGACATGCTGCGGCACGTTGAGGATGATCACAGGTCCAAAGCGCGGTCCTCGGATCGGCGTCGGACGGAGGTACCGCAAACGCAGATCTACAGTGGCTGGGCCGAACGCAGGAAAGAACGCGTTCAAAGGACCTGGCTGTACCGCTCGCGGAGACGTGGATACCTCCGGCAGCCCAAACCACGGCCACCCGCCGCCAAGGGACCACGAGTTGTTGAACTCCCCTGCAGGGAGACCGATCACATGCGGTGGAGCAACAGCCGGATTGTTCCGCCGCGCCTGTTCGGTAGCAGTGTCACCGATCGAGGCGTAGATAGTGTGCGGAGACACCTGGGGGTTTTGCACCTGGCCATCAGGGTCTACATTGCCGAAGGACCCCACGTAGACGATCCGCGTGTACACCATTGCCGGCGTACCGAACTTGTCGATGTCTACGATGCTGTTGGGAAAGAGGCCCGTCCCCGTAACAGTGATAGCCCCAAACGAAGCAGACCGCCACCCCTCAGGGAAGATTGTCGGATGGCGGAAGTACGGCCCGGGCACGATACCCGGGCGCTCCAAGTCGCCGAGATAGAAGCTCGGGGGGAACACCACCTGAGCGCCTGGCGGGTCCGCAATCGACTTGCGGATCCGATGAATCAGCGAGATAGGCGGAGCTGCAATGCCACTCAACAGGAGCCGCTTCGTGCGGAACTCCACGAGGTATGCACCGGGCGCGAACGACGCAACCCCGCCCGCAACGACATACTGGTCCCGGTTGCGTACATCAGGGCGACCGTACTCGTCGCGGACCACTGGATGCGGACGCACGACCTGGTTACGGTTGCGGATCCAGGGTTCTCCAACGCGCGGGCCGCGGAAGACGTTGAAAGACATCGGCCGCGCGTTTCGGTAGAACTCGTACAGAACCACATGCCCGAACGGAGGGGGTTCGATCCCACGGGGAGATACAGGCTGTGGGTTGAGTCGAACCACCGGTAGGCCCGCGTTGGGCGCACGAACAGCGCGGGGGGCTACCTCACGGACTCGCGGGGCTACGAACGGAACGCCGAACACACTCATGTTCGACACGTTGTAGTGTTGTACCCAGCGGCGCAAGTTGAGAACTGGGTCTGGACGACCGAACAGAGACGTGTCGCCGAGCGAAAGCGGCTCGACCAAGAACGCGGCGTTGTACACGACCCCCCATCGCGTCATCCGCAGACCGTCCCACGTCTGCGGAGACACCGTCCGAATCCGATACGCGATGAACGTATCTGCCCCCCAAGTAAGGGAAGCGATACCGAGCGGCGCAATCGCCCGGGCGGCGTTCGCTACGAACGTGTCCGTCCGGCGCCCGAACATTCCGCGATGGAAACCGCTTGGCGATACCTCGCGATTGCGGTTTCGAACAGCAGGGATACCGACGAACTGCGGCGGAGAGTTGACGTAGTACTCTCCAGCCGCAACGTACTGGGTCAGATTGAAGACAACTGGCGGCGGAATCTGCAAGCTCGGCCAGCCGCCCTGGGACAGGAACCGGTTCCTGTTGAAGACTGTCGGGCGTGCTACCGCACTGGTAGGCGTGGAAGCCCAGTGAGCGATCTCCCGGATGGCGTGGGACACCATCGCTCCGGTCGAGACCACGGAAGACACCCAAGACGCGGGTACGTTGAGGAAGCTCTCGACTTCTGCCGTGCCGAACGCGTTCGTGTAGATGAAGGGGACTTCAATCTCGCGCACTCGATGTGCGACGAAATGCGTGCCAACGCTACCAGGCGAAACGCCGAAACCGGAGTGAAGGATGTCGCGGTAGTAGAAGGCGACCAGGTGAGTGTTTGGAAACACCGAGGACGCAAACGCACCGACACCCGGAATGACTTGCGTCGGATCGAACGCCGCCGCGCCTGTCGAAACCTGCTGGCTCGGAGACGCGATACCTCCGACGACGACGTACTGATGGAAGTTGAATACCGTTGCGGTGCCAACCGAACCAGCTGCGATGCCAGAAACGACAACGAACTGATGGTAGTTGAACACCGTTGCGGAACCGACCGCACCGGATGCCCAGCTCTGCGGAAAGAGGCTCGTAGCGCCGACGACAGATACGGTACCGAACGCACTGGACTGCCACCCGCTGGGGGAGACTCCAGGCATCCCGAAAGACAGAGATACGTACCTCCCATCCACCGACACCGCTGTCTGGGTGAACGGAAGAGAGATGTAGCGTCCGTCGCTCATGTGTACGGCTGAACGTACGCGCGTGCGACTGGGTCGTAGCTGCCGGTATGGTCAAGCGCCATGACTAAGTACGCCTCGCTAGACGGAAGGTCGTCGACGCGCCACTCTCCATCGGCGTTGGAGAACACGGCGGCTACCAACTGCCCTACCTGATTTCCAACCATATGGTAGACGTACACCCACCGAGCGACGGGGTCGCCGTCCGAGGTAACAAGGCCGTCGCCCGGATCGCCACCCGGATCCTGTTCGCCGGCCAGATATCCTCGCGCTGTATCCGGATACGTGGCCCACGGCGTCTCGCGCCGGGTGATCAATGCACCAAACAGGATCATGTCGGCCACGCATTGGTGATGTCGACGAATATGTGGCCGTCATTCACAGCTGAGTACGTGACCGCGTTGATGTTGTGGCGCAGCGCCATGAGAGTGCCAGTAAGCCCAGGTGGGTCCACGACCTCGAAGCCGGCTGACACACCACTCCAGTCGTTTTGCGGTACATAGAGGCCGCGCATCTGCCCGCGAATGCTGGACTCAATCCCAATGATTGCCGGATAGAAATAAGATAGTGAGGACCCTGGGGATGGGCGCGCGATCGTGCTAGCCGTGCCAATCGCGCCGTTGTTCATGCCGAAGACGGCCAGGCCTATGCGGGTTGGAGAGCCTGTGCCGGCATACCCCCTCGCCAGCCACGCACAGGCAAATGTCGACGGTGCGGCAAACCCCGCGGCCGCCGGCATCACCAGTCCATACGACGCACCACCAAAACTTCCCGCGCCCGACTGCGACTCACGGCCCGCGACGAAAAACCGGTAGGCGTCTCCAGCCACATGGCTGGCAATATCCCCAGCCCCATAGGCGCTGTCTCCGACATTGGAGTTGAGCGTGCCGGTGCTCACGCACAGGTACATGGTCAGTTCGTCGGCCACCATGATCCACGCGCGCGCGGTCGAGTCCACGGTGTTGGATTTGCGCCAGACAATGCTGGCAGCCACCTGCGCAGCAGTGGGGGTCTCGATGGTGCCTGTATCCACATCGGACATCGTGAGGTAGCACCGCACCAGCGCCTCCCGGGCGCCGCCGGTGCCACCTGCGTTGTCGTCCACGCGCAGGTACATGCCGGAGCCGCCCACGGAGACATTGTTTCTGAAAGCAGCCTTGTTCGTACCTGTGTAGGGCTTGGTCCAACCGGCTGGAGATTGCACGCAGCTGATGGTGCCTGTTGCAGGGGTGGTCGGAGATCCAAGCACTTCGAAGGTGAAATCGTTCGCCGTCACAGAAGCGACCCGGAACTCACCGTTGTAGTCGCTCGGCGTGGCCCCACTGATAGTCACATACTGTCCGGCGAGAAAGCCATGTGCAGTGCACGCGGCCGTCGCAACATCCCCGGACCGCGTAATCGTGATCGTCTTGGTGTTGTACCCAGTCACCAAGCACGCGTCGAGCAAACTGATCATGCTGCCCGACGCCCCAGTCAGTACTGGGGCTCCGGCATCAGTACTCTTGTAGACGCGCGTCGTGGTCATGGGTCATCTCACAGCTTGAAGATCTTGTTCGCCCCGTTGTCCCACGTCACGATGATGTCGCCACCGTTAGGGGTGATAGGCAAACCCGTCGCGGTGTCGATGTACGCGATCAGCTGGCTGGTGTTGTCGACGCCTGAGTCGATGTAGATGATGATGGCTTCGATCGAGCTGCCGGAGATCGCGCTAAACGTAACGTCCGCAGCATCCGCAGCACCGCCAGTTGCGGTCTTCGACGAAAAAGCAGCGGAGCGCCCGGCGGCGCCACCGACGATCGCAGCGACAACACCGGCAGTGCCGAGGTACTGATGAGCGGACAAGTTGACCGTGTAGATACCAGTGTCCACTAGACACGCCTTGATGGTATCGGTGGTCCAGGTGATGCCGCCTTCGAGAAAGAGCTCTCGCGCGGAATCGTAGAGTGCGTTTGCCATCGAAGTAGTCCTTGTGAGGAAACATCAGGTGTCGAAGCCCCGCGCCTACGTTCGTAGGCGGGGGGCCGTCCAACTTACGTCAGCAGCTTCACGCGACGGTAGTTCAGCTTCAGCTTGAGGGGGCTGGTACCGGTCGCGATGTTGCCGGACGACATGTGCAGCACGAGCGCCGCGGCCGGGGTGATCGTCGCAAGCTGCGAGAACACCGCGTGTCGATGCGCATCGGCGGAGGCGTCGAGGAAACCCGTCGCTTCGACGGTTGCCGCGATCGCACCGCTGCTATCGGTGTACCGGAAGACCAGGTCTTCACCAGCAGCGATGCCGTCGTAGGCCACACCGGCGTAGTCCAGGAACAGGACTGCGGAAATCGGGACGATGCCATACCCGGAGGCCGGCGCCGGCACGATCTCGATCGGCGTGGTATTGAGCGCGAGCAGCTGAGCGGTCGTGATCGTGATGACCTCGGTCACCGCGGAACCGGCCTCATCGTCCTCGACCACAGCCTGGGCGTAGGTCGTCTTCGTGTAGCCGATCGACGGACCTTCAACCATGGGCGCACCGTACAGCACCTTGCCGGCAGTAAGAGCTGCGGCAACGAGGGTGGCCAGGGCATCAGGGCTGTTGGCCTTGAGAATCTCGTAATTCGAAAGGGCCATTTTCAGTTTCCTTGGTAGTTAGCGGGAGCGGAAGTGCTTGGGCCGCGGCGCGAAGTGTACACCACGCCCAAGCTGCCGGGGTTATCCGAGGCCATGAACTCGGCTGCATCCTCACTGGCCGGCTGGAGTGCCTTTTTCAGGCGATGCAAGGGGAAGCGCAGCAACAGCGGCGCGATCGGCGTTCGCTCGTACAAAGAACAGCTCCCAGTCTCGGAGCCATAGAGCCATCTGGGAATCACAGAGTACGGGCCAGCCAGTAGCGTCCGCACACAGCGGGACCGGTTTTCGCGGGGCCTCGAGCGGATCTGTGAGCTCCGCAGGAACCGCCACGTATCGCGTCGCGCCGGGAACGCGAACTACCCGTGGATCACTGATCGCGAGCTTTGGAGGCAGGATTGAGCAGCTCGTCAGACAGAGCGCGGCAAATAGGGCGGCGGCAGTTTTCATCGTTCCTCGCAATGGCCTCAATGGCTTCGCGCCGCATGAAGGCTTCGCCCTCCGCGGCTTTCAACGCTCGCGCCCGCTGGCGCAGCGCAAGATCCCGCTGACCGGCGATATCCTGCTCCTGGCCACGACAGGCATGCAGCTCGTCACCGAGCACCGCGATCGTAGCATTGGCGCTCTGGTTCACTGCCACGCAAGTATTCCGGTCAGAATCAGCGGTGGCCTTGGCAGATGCCAGCTCCGCTTTGACCTCCCCGACGGCGCGCGCTTTGTCGCCGACCTGCCACACATTGATCGCAACACTCAGGACAAGCAGTATCGCCAGGACGAGGGTCGCAAGCAGCAACTTCGGGCTGCCGAGGGCGAGCAATCGATCAGTGATCATGGTTTCTCCGCCTGGGTATCGAGACACAAGGCCACTTCTTTCTCGCGACGGATTTCGAGGCCGCGCAGTTTCTTGCCCTTGGCATACACCCACTTGTGCATTTCCGGGCACCACTCACTCGCAGGCGCACCGGCGTTGAGTTTCGACACGAGTGTCGAGCCGCAGGCCGCGCCGGCGCCGATATTGTACCCCCAGGAGAGGATCGCAGCCGCTTCGTTGTCCTTCAACGGCACCTTGATACAGGGAGAGATCGCGGCTGCGTGCTTCTGCAGCGAAGCGCCCAGCAGCGCGTAGCATTCCTCCTTCGAAAAACGCTCCTGCATTGTGATCTGCTTGTCCGTCTCCCCAAAACACACGGTCGGAACACCGACGGGGTCGATATAAGTCTTCGGTACGAACCCTTCGAAGTACGCCACGATGGGGAGAGCCATGATCAGTGCACCGAGGCCGATACCGGCTCCTCTTCCAATCGGGGTCGAGTTATTTTGTGACATCTGTGGGCACCTTTCGCGCGTATCCAACCCAACGAACTGCCGGCCCCTCTTCAGGGATCGGCGTACACGTAACTGCCAGGGCAAGCACCTCGCCATTCGAAGCGATCACCCGATGAGTCATCCGATGCTGGCGATGTTCTGCGCGACATTGTGCCCAGTGGGTCTGTACACGTACAACATCCTCTGGATGGATGACGTTCAAGAAGTTCCACCCCAGCAACTCAACCTTACCTACGCCCAACCACCGCGCGTAGGTCTGATTTACGTAGATGTTCTGACCGTCGGGGGAACAGTGAAAGCGAGCAACCGACTCATCCGTGTCGTTTTCAGCCACAACAGTCTGAGAGAGCAGCTCGAGCTGGTTCGTCACCGCGTGTAAGGCCGTCTCCATCCGATGAGTCATGTCCATGAGCGACCCGCCGCCGTTCGGTGACACGTAGTACCGAATACCCTTCACATCGGCCCTGAGTTCCGGGATGGCTCGCAGCCCGTCGAGGACACTGCCCCAGAATGTGCGCCAGGACCGAACACGTTCGCGGTACCAGACCAACATGGCGCCCCCAAACGTGATGATGATGGCCACGATGATCTGCGACCAGTTCAGTGCTAGCAAGAAGTCGATCATCACTTCAGACGTCCAGCGCGTCTGCGAACTCGCTCGGGATCGTCGGTGAGTCGGGCATGCCCTCGATGTCGGCCGCGGCGATCAGCTCGCCGGTCGGGAGCAGTACGTCGCCCGATTCCTGGATCTGTGCGCCTGGCGGCAGCGGCCGGCGTGTGCTGCGGATCAGGCCGTAACTCGCAATCGCGTTGACGTCGTAGAGCGTGCTTCCGACTGCCGGGGCCTGGACAATGCCGCCAAACACATCAGGTCCGAAAATCCATTCCCTACGGTCATCGGGCATGCGGCCAGACTGCCGCGCAACGTCGCTGGCATAGCCCGACAGGACAAGCTGAAGATGCCCGCTGAGCGCGTCGATACTGATCGCGGTCAGGCGCCAATAATAATTGACGTGCCCGGTCCAGAGGTTGGTGATTTGCTTTTGGAGCGCCATGTTTGCCTCCTCCTCCTATCACGGCTCAATTGCAATTTGTTGGGCTGCGCCCGTTGGGAATAGCGCCATCAGGCGGGTTTTGCCGCTGCCGTTGTCCTCTGCGTATATGTAGACGCCGTTTGTCGCGGGAGCGCTTGGGGCCGTTTGCTCGATGAGCGAAATGGCGCCGCCGGCGGCGCTGGACGCGCCTCTTATTCCGACGATGGCGTTTGCTACGCGGTGTATACCGGCAGTTGCTGCACCAAGAGCGTCGGTAGACCCTGAAAAAATGAACCCACCAGAATAATTGACGTGTACGCTGCCATTGTTCCCGTTCCACGACATTCCGACTGCCGTTTCGCGCGCTGTGCGCCCCCCAAAATAAATAGCCCCAGCGCCACCGTATCCTGACGATGCGGCTTTAATCGTGGGCGGATGCGCCAACCCAGCGTGATCGCGCAGACGTAGCGCTCCGTCATTGCGCACGCCAAACAACTCCGCAGAGGTACTGTCGCGCCACTCCTGCAGATTCGCCGTCTGCGACGCCGCCCCGGACAGCACCGCCGGAATAACCGACGCCGCAGACGACTGCGCATGAAGCATCCCGGCGGGCGAAGTGCCGGCGCCGATCGAAAGACGGCCATTTACCGCATCCCAATGCGTCCCCGAAGCGGCGGCGAAAGTAGTCGGACCGCCGCGGTACTGCAACTCGCTGCCGGATCCGTCTGGACTACCGCCGCCGCTCGCGGCGTCGTACCAGCCACGCACGCCGCTGGCGTCCGTGCCGTATACCTTGCTGGCGCCCGGTGAGGCCATATCCCCAACCAGCGCAAGCGTGCGGTCGGCAGAAAGATCGCCGCCGCCGGTGATCGAGTGCTGGGTGCTGATGTTGCGCGCAAGCGCAGCGTAGAACGTGTCAAAGTAAGTCTTGAGCGCGGCTTTGACGTTCGTCCACGTGACCTTGCGCAGCGCCGAGGACGCCGACTGCCGGAAGCCTAGCTCGTCGGCGTTTGCAAGACTGTCAGCGGTCGCAGCGTGGATCTCGGCGGCGATGTCAGCGGCGTCGCCGTCCACACCAGCCGGTCCTTGCGGTCCTTGCGGTCCCTGCGGTCCCTGCGGTCCCTGCGGTCCTTGCGGTCCCTGCGGTCCTGTAGGGCCGGCCGTCCCAGTCGCGCCGTTCCCGGCGGGCGTGAACAGAAGAGTGCGCGCTTCGTCCTGCGGAACGAGGATCCAGATACCTTCTTGCGGAACGGGTGCGCTCATGATTCCACCGTCGCTTCAGGCGTGCACACCCACGCGTAGTCCAGAGGTCGAAACACATCGGATCCAGACACCAGTTCGACGTGCGCGATGCCAGAGGTGTTCGCCGTACCACCATCCAGCAGCGCGCGCGTCTGCGCCGGGGTCATCGACAGGACGATCTTGCCAAGCGCCGCGGTGATCGTGTACGTCGGAGTGGTGAGCACCTCACCAGTCACGCCGCCTTTGCGAAACGGACCGCGCGCGGTGAAGCCGGTCAGATCTTTCGGGAGCAGAAAGGCGATCGTCGCGCTATTGACGATGTACGCGCTCTGTCCACCGCTGTTGAAGTTGACCAGGCGCAACGTGTCATCGGTCACGCGCTCGATGTACACCGGTGTGTCGACCGTCGTGTTGAGGATCGTGGCACCGCGGGCATTCTGGATCCAAGCCGGGACAACCACACCGGCGGGGAGGCCGTGCGCCGCCGCCGTGATCACCGTGGGCCATCCAAGCGTCACCGCGCTGATCGTCTTGAAGACGTACGGCCCTTCAGTCCAGATAAGGGTGTCCGTGAAACTGGCGCCGCCGGCGATCTGGAGCTTTCGCACAGGTACCTTCATCAATAGCCCCCGTATGCAATCGTGCGGTGCACGTGCTCGCGCCGACCGCGGGCGATCTTCGCGTCCATGCAGTATGTCTCAAACGCGACCCGATACTGGTCGGAACGCCCCTTGTCGTAGGTCTCTGCGTCCTGCTTCAACAGCGCGCGGTGCTTGACCCACAGCAACAGGTGATCGTGGTGCTCCTCTGCGATCTCCAGATCAATATTGGCGCCGGTGATGGGCGTCAACGCCATACGGTCAACGACGAGGTTCACAGTATCCGCGACCACCGGGATGTGGATCCAACGGACCTTGAAGGCTTCCATCCCGAGAATGACTGCCAGGAGCGAGCCTGAGGTGTTCATCGAATTTGGAGAAGCTAACGCGCCGTAGTCGATGGCCTGCGAATGCATCTGCTGGACGGTCTCGAGATTCAGGATCTCCAGTTCTCGCCCGTCGCTGGCACGAGTGGCTTGGATGACCTTGAGGATCGAGGGGCTGATATCCGCGAACGCCTCGCCGATCACCACAGGCACCTGGGTGATGGATGACGTAGCGTCGCGGATACCGCCCTCACGCTTGCAGAACTGGATCTGCGCGTCGTTGATGTACCTGTAGACCTCGGAATCGGACCACAGGTACGGCGTGGCCTCGTCACGCATGTCGGAGCGAAATGCATTTCGGAGGTCAGTGCTGTTCACGACAGCTGCGCCTGGCGGGCTTCGAGCTCACGCTCGCCGCGCTGATGCCACTCGTGCGCGATTTCACGGGCCGAGACCTTCCAACCAGCGACCTCGGACACCGCGGTCACGGTGGGGATGCCCGCGGCAGTGAAGTCGAACCGCTCGTTGGTGCGCACCACGGATTCGATCGCGCGCCGCACGGCGTCGACGCGCTCGATCGGATCCGCCGGCGGCTGGTTCCCCCGTGGCTCATCCTTGATCACGTCCGGATCCGCGCCGTCCGCACGAACGGCACCGATGCCGATCGCAGCCTGGTACAACATCGGCGGAACGTGGGTCGGTTCACCCTTGCGGAACTGGATCGAGTGCCCCAACGTGGTCGTCAGGGTGTAGTTCCGATTCAGCACCATCATGTTTTCGTTTCCCATGACTCTTCTCCTGGTTGATGGAAAGAAGGGGCCTTGCGGCCCCTTCTTGTAGCACGTCGTCGCCTATGCCCGAGATTACAGCAGGTTCTCGGTCTGGCGGCCCTTCTTCACGAACCAGACGCGGAGCGTGAGCTTGCCGGCGGTCGCCGCAGCTACGGTCGGGGTGACCGTCAGGCGGATGGCTTCACCGGTGCTGACGAACCCCGTCGGCACCAGGGCGGTGCGGCCCGTGGCCACGCGGTCGGTGGTACCGAGGTAGCGGGTGTCGGACGTGGCGTCGCCGACCTTGACGTTGTACGCGGTGCACCCTGCGAAGGCCGTCTCGGTGACCACCTCGCCACCCTGCACGACCATACCGGGCGCCTGGGGGATGACATCGAACACATGGGCTGCGGCCGACGCAAATGCGTCATCCGCGCCCGCCGTATTCACCATCGTATCGCCGATGGTGAAGGTGAACTCGGCAACCTGCATCGGCTGCGAGCCACGAACTGCCTTGAGTTCCATCGATCGCTCTCCTTACTGCGCGACGTACACGGACAGGACGCTGAAGTCCTGGACCGTGTTGCTGTCGTAGATGCTGTTGTACTTCGGCTTCAGGAACCCGACCATCTTGGCGATGGAAATGCCCTGCTGGTTGTCGTAGTCGAAGCCCTTCTCGACCCAGATCGGATTGCCGATGTCCGCCATGCCGAGCGCCTGGGCGCCGCAGAACAGGATCTGGCAGCCGTCGATGGTGCCGAGGGCGCCCCACTTCGAACCGCTGGCCATGCCGACGGTGTTCGGGACATGGCGGAACTCGTGGAACACGATGCCGTCGATCTCGACGCTGGAACCGGTGAACAGCGGATTGGTCTCGCTGCGCTTCTGAGCCGAGCGCACATTCAGCATGTACGTCGGATCCAGCTTCAGCTTGGCCATCGCCTGCGGCGTCAGGAAGGCATGGAACACCTCGTCGCCGCCCGAGCCCTTCACACCGCGGATGTAGCGGTCCTTGGCTTCGGCCTTCAGCTGGACGAACAGTTCCCACATCGGGGTGTCATCGGCCGTGACCGTATTGGTGCCGCCGCCGGCGACCAGGGTCTTGGTCGTGCCGTTCCAGCGGAACGTACGGCGACTGGTCGGAGGCGAGATGTCGGCCGCGAACTCGAGGTGCGGGAAGTCGGAGCCGACGCGGGTCGCGCCGTTCGGGTACAGCGTGTAGCTGCGGCCGGCGAGGGTCAGGAAGGCCAGCTGGTCGATACGGTCGGCCAGCCAGTAGGCCAGCACGTCGCGGGAGTTCTCGCGGAAGCCGACGACCGACTTCTGGTCAGCCATACGACCCTCATGCTTGTTGGCATGGCGCATCTGGTCGTAGCGGATGACCTGGTCGTAGGTCTTCATCGCCTCCTCGTTGCCTTCCAGCTGACGGTCACCCACGGTGCCGTCGCCTTCCAGATCGGCGAGCAGGGTCATGACGCAGCGATTGCCCTTGTTGGTCTTCTTCAGCTCGGTGATGTGCTGGATGACCGAATTCGGGCCGGAGCCGAGGAACTTGTTGACGAACGACATGTTGCGCGCGTTCTTCCACAGATCGCGCGCCCACCAGGTCTTCTGCTCGTCGGTGAGCAAACTGAAATTCGTGTTCATCGAGGATTTTCTCCAAAGGGGAAGGTCGAATCACATGCCCATATCGCTGGACCGGCGAAGTCGACTTTTTTGGAGGTCGCACTCCGTGTGCGCTGTCGCGGCACACCTACGATGCGCGCATCGTAGGTGTGCCGTTTCCGATTGTCAAGTGAACGCGTTGATACGTGCCCCGAGCACATCACTCAACTTGGACATCAAATCGAGCTGAGACTTTCTCCTATGGGGGTAGCACAACCCAAGACGAAGGCTGCATGTCGCAGCGCTTCGCCACTGCAACGGCGTCGTCGATCAACGCCTGCTGATCTTTCACCGTCTGGTCGAATTCACGGAGCACTTCGACCAGGCCCTCATTGGCGGCGAGGCAATTCTTGAAGCGGCGATTGGCAAAATGGATGCGCGCAAGGTAACGGCGCTCCTGCCCGGGATCTCCCAACTCAGCGTTGATACGGCGCTGCTCTCCCAACTCCAACGCCGTGTCGACGACCAACCACGTCTGAGCGACTAACAGCGCCAGGAGAATCATCGCCTTGGCGCGCCAACGGTGTGCTTCAGTGGCCATCTTTCTCTCCTTTGCACCCGCACGGCTGTGCGGGCAATACCAAGTTCGGCAGTGAGATTGGCTTAGCCTGAAGGATCTCGTTGCGCAGCGCCGACCACTGAGCTTCGGATGGCGTGGCGACCAGTTCGGCGAAGCCCCGCAGGTAAAACAGCAGTTCGTTGGCGTTCATCGTTCACCCATCGGACCGAAGGCCTCAAACCCGGGGATCGAAGCCCGCTGGGGCGGCGGTTTGGATGTCGCCGCCGGCAAGCGTTCCCAATCGGTAGCCAGGATGTCGTGGATCGACGGCACCCAGATGTACGCCACAGGACGCTCGTTCCCGGTGGACCGGAACTGAAAATGTTCCTGCAAGGGGTCGCCGGCTGGAACGAGGAACACCGCTCGCTCATCCTGGAAACACGCACGGCGCATTGGGATGCCGAGACGGAGCGCGACCAAAGCACTGGAGAAGTCCATGGCCATCACTCCAAGTCGTCGCCGCGGTTCTTGCGGATCGTGTCGTCATCCAGTGCCGCGAACTGCTTCTGGGACATCCGCATGACGTCGAGCTTCCCACCGGTGCCGCCGCCGGCCTTGTCCGAGTCCTTGCCGACCTCAGTGATGTCGGCTGGCTGCTTCTTGGCGGCCTCAGCCGCCTTGGCCTTGGCCTGGCGCGCACGCTCTTCGGCAGCGTTCGGCTTCGCCGCGACCTGCGCCGGCGCAGCCTTGGGCATCACATATCGAGCGGCCTTGTGCAGGGCCTCGATAGCCGAAAAGCCGGACTTGATGTAGAGGGTCATCAGATCGCCCAACTCCTTCTCGAGCTCCGGATCGTGGTTCTCGGAGTCCGGATTGATCTGCGGGTACTTCGCCTCCATCTTGGCGAGCTCCGCCTCGTACGTCAGCTTGGCGATGACACCTTCCTGCGCCTGATGGGCATTGAGCGCAATGCGCCGCTCGATCAGCTCATCCTGCTTGGCGTCGAGCTCCTTCCGCACAGCCTGGGCTTCGGCCTTGCGTCCATCGAGCATGTGCTCCTCATACTTGTCCTTCAGATCGTCGATGGACTTCCTGAGGGTCTCCAGCTCGTTCTCGGTGGGCTTGGTCTGCAGCGCCTGGAGCTGCGCCTTGACCTGCGCCAGCTCCTGCAACGCCGCTTCCGCCTTGGCGTTGGCCTTGCCGACCATCTCGTCGACGCGCTTCTTCGGAATGCGGATGTTGTCCTGCTTCCGCTGAGCCTCTTCCGCGGCTTCCCGCTCGGCCTTCTCTTCCGGCGTCTCCTCACCCTCCTCCAGCTTCGGATCGGGGGTCTTCTCGGCCGGGACCTCGCCGTTCTGCAGCGCGGCGAGCTTGGCGGCGTCGTCCGCAGCGGCCTTGGCCGCCACGGTCTGCGCGTCGCCGTCCTTCAGTGCCTTGACGTCGGTACTCAGGACGTCGCCACGCATCAGAGCATCCTCATCCCCACCCGTGTCCACGGAGCTGGGGCTGGTGTCGTCGTCATCATCGCCAAAAATCACGGTGTCTTCTCCTGGGTTGGGGTGGCAGGCTGGTTCTGAGCCTGTGCTACTGCGGCAACGCGTTGCGTCATCGCCTTCTGCTTCTCCGCTTCCGCCTTAATCTGCAGCTCCTGCTGCATCGCCTCACGCTTCAGCTGCATCTCCATCTGCAGCTGACGCTCCTTGTGCGCGAACTCCATCTCCAGGGCCTTGTCCTTGTGCGCGTACTCCATCTCCAGCTTCTGCAGCTCGATGGCGGCCTCAGAGCCTGGGTCGTTCGGGTTGTTCGCTTCAGAGGCCGCCTTCGCAGCCTGGGCCAGCTTGAGCTGACCTTCAGCCTCGACCTTGACCACTTCGGCTTCCGCAGCCCGGGCCTGGCGCTGGGCCTCCGCCTGGGCCTCGGGGCTGTCCTTGTTCCCCTCCAGGGCCGAAATGATATCAGCTTTGTTCTTGAGGCGGCTGGCCTGCAGGATGAAGGTATCCGGGATCTGAACCCCGACCTCCGTGCGCAGCCGTACGGCCTGGTCGAACTGGCTGTCCTCGAAGGTGTCGCGCTCAGGCTGCGTGGTGATCACCACAGCATACTCACCGAGTGTCAGATCGTTGAGAATCTGACCCTCCGGCGTCACCTCATTGACCGTCATCGGCTCCGCCTTGTTGGTCAGACGATCCTGCGTGACCATGATCAGCCGCTGCTCGGTGTAGTACTCCTGGATGATGTCCAGGACGTTCCGCGCCAGCATGTAATCGGACCGGTTGAGGTTGTCCATCGGCTTGGCCAGGTTCGTCTGGCCGCTCTGCTTGTTGGCCAGGACGCTCTTGGCTGCGACGTCTTCACGCGCCGAGCCAAGCTGGTAGTCCGACACGCCCGAGATCGTCTTGATGTGCTCCTCAGCCTTGTAGCTGATGCGATCGAGTCCTGTCGGCGTCGCATTCGGCGTGATCTTCTCCGCCCCGTCGATGTCGTTCAGCTCCAGAACGAGCCCAGTCTGCGCGCCGCGTAGCTCGAGCTCGGCGATCGACATGTTGGTCAACGAGCCTTTCTTGACCTTCCAACCGCTGTTCGCAGTGGTGTTGACGATGTGCAGTTCCTGGCTGCTCGTCTTGTTGAGCAACTCCTGCGGACCGATCAGGTTCTCCACCAGGCCCACAGTGCGCCCGCTGATGAAATACGGGAAAAACGGCACCACCGTGAAGTGCTTGTACGGGCTCCAATCGTCGTGCAGGACGATGTTGTCCGCCACTACAGTCCAACGAATGCGCTTGATGAGCTTTTTCGTCGTGTTGAGGTTCGGGTTCTTCGACAGGTACTCCGAAATACGGGAATGGTCCCAATCGGCCGGGATCATCCGCATGTCGTAGGTCTGCAGGTCGACGAAATGCTCCACCTTGTCCAGTTTGCGCCACTGACGTTCAAGAACCCGAATGTTGCGGGTCAGGTTCGCGTCCGCGTCGAGCGACTCAGGGTACGGCAGCGCGCTGCGACCGCCGAAACGGTCCATGTTCTCGTCGATCGAGTCGAATCCGTACGGCAGATGGCTGTTCCCGCGGCTCCGCAGCAGATCCGCGTCGCGCTTGGAGTAGGCGAGCTCAATGTCGTCTGGCGACAGCCACTTTGTGGTGATCACATCCCCCCAAGTATCCGGGTCGTACTCCTCCGCGTCCTTGTCGATCAGCACGTTCTTGCCGTTCAAGCGCTTGATACGGATCTCACCGCGCAGCGAGTCCGTGAAGTCCAGTCGAACGTCCGCAAAACCCCGTCCTGTCAGCACTCCATCCAAGAACCAGTCGCTGCGCTGCCATGGGAGCAGGTTGTTGTCGCTGATCTGCATGAACACCTTGGTCAGCGCATCCGCGACTTCATTCGTCGCCCCCTCGTTGCGCGGCCGGAACGCCGTGTCCGTACGGTTGTAGATCTGCTCGCCCAGTACGTTGCTGATCGTGCTGATGATCTTGTTGATCGTCAGCGCCGGGCGCTTCACCGACCTCAGAAACGCCAGGTCAGCAGGCGTCCACTGCTGCCCAACGAAGAAACTGACGCACTGATCAGCCTTCTTACAGAAGTCGTGATGCCCGTTGTCCCGGAGATGTTGGTATCGGGTCCAGACAGAGTTCGCGAGGGCAGTGTTGACGGGCATCGTCAGGATCCTTTGGCTTGGGCGATCAGTTCAGGCACGCTCGGTGGCGCCTTGGACACGCGGACGGTGGTCTTGGTGGTGGTCTCGCGCCCCCACCCAGGGTACCGCTTCCCCCAGTGCCGTTCGAACACGAATTCGCCGAAGTCGCCGCTTTCCAGGCCTTGTGCGATCAGTCGCAGCAACGCGTCGTGCAGACGGTCCGTGTACGTCGGACTGTCGGTATCTTCCAGCTCCACCTCAATCAGGATTTTCATATCGCCTCACGCGGTCATGTGGCTGCCGTCCATGGTCGGACGATCGATGTCGTCCTTCCATGATCGCACGGGTTTGGGGGCTTCTTCCTGCGGGGGCTCCGCGGTGTTCGCCATGATCGCGGCCCAGGCCCCGCCGTCGACCACGTCATCATTCGCGCCGCCCGGGAACCGCAGCAGCTCCGTGACGGCCTGGTTCACCCACCCATGGTACTTCGGGTCCGGCCAGAACACACGCCCTTGCTGCATACGCCCCTGCAGGGTCCGGGCACGCGCCAGCTTGTCCGTGAAGGGCTTCAGCACCTCGTACGCCGGCCAGATCTTCCGCTGCGTCATCCGCAGCTCCAACATCGGCTTCATCGCGCGGTAAATCTGCCCGTCCTCCATGCCCACCGAGTAGTTCACGTTGGGCAGTGTGCCGAACCGCAAGGCCGCGTCGAGAATGGCATCCGCGATCTCCAGGCTGTCACCCTTGAACCGCACCACCTCCAACACGTACAACGCATTGCTCTCGTCCTGGAGCATAGTGAAGCCCACAGTCCAGTCGTTCTGCTGCTTTTCGCCGATCGCGAAGTCCCACGCGGTGAAGATGTTCATCCCGTAGGTCCGCGGCGGCGTGATGTAGTACCGGAAGTCCTGCTTCCGGAAGTACACGCCCTCATCCGGCATAGGATTCTGCTGGTACAACGCCGACCAGATGCGGGGCTGCATGTTGGCCCGGATCCGCTTCAACGCATCCGTCGGATAACGCGCCTCGTGGAGGCAGGTATCAATCGGGCGCAGCAATTCGAGGTCCGCTCGATCGTCAACCTGCTCCGGAAACCGCATGATTGCCTGGGTCTGTCGATCGCGGTACTCCCAGGCCTCGCTCAACGCCGGGTATTTGATCACCTCGAACTGGTCCGCGGCCTCGTCTGTCCTGGACATGTTCTGCAGGCGCCCGGCCAGGTCGTCGTCATTCCAGCAGGTATTATGTGTTACGACGACTTGTGCGATGAAGTTTTCGGTCCTGTTGACCTGAAGGTCGAATACTTCCTCCCTCACCTTCAGCGGGACGATGGACACTACCGTCTCGGTCGTGAAGTCGTCGGTACATGAAGGCCGCTTCAAGAATCTCGGCAGAGGCTCCGCATTTGAGAAGTAGATTGCAGGAGTTGCAGAGCAGCCCCCTGGTTGCTCCAGTGTCGTGGCAGTGATCGACGCACAAGCGTTGCTTCCAGTGCTTGGGAGCGACGCATTTGCCCTCTGGAAGTCGGCACACAGCGCACCTACCATCCTGCGCAGCAAGCAAGCGAGCATATTCGTCTGGAGTGACGCCATAGCGATGCTTGAGATGCGCCTTACGCTGCCCAGCAACCTCTGACGAAGGCGGCCTATACCCTGAAGCCCACCTGTGCTTGTTGTAGTGTGGTGTGCAGTAGCCCCGACAGACGACGGGTCGCCCACACCCTTCTTCTGCGCACAGCTTACCTTTCCACTTGCCCCACTGGCCTTGACGGTTACGATTTTCTGCCCTGACTTCAAGTTTTGCATCCGCACCCATTCAAGTTCTCCATTTCCATGGTCTACCAAGAACGGATGCCGCCCGTTCGCTCGGACTACAGTACCAGAACTCGTCGTAAGTGCAAGCACATCATCGTAACCGTTACTGCGTTGCTTCAGCACGACCTCGTCGGCCAGTACTCCATGATCCCATGTAGCCACTCGGTCTCCGGCCTTGATTGCATCGAGCCGTTTGTACGTACCGTCTGGAAGCCTTACAGGCGTATCGCCCGTCATACATTGGATCAACAGGATCCCACCACCGGGCGCGAGGCGCGTGTACGCCGTCGACTGATACCAATCGAGCAGCTTGTTGCGCACCTCGACGCTGTCCGCCTCCTCCTGATTCTTGATCGGATCGTCGATGATCAGGATGTGCGCGCCCTTACCCGTGATACCGCCACCAACGCCTGCGGCCAGGAACCCGCCACCCTTCGTCGTACTCCACTTTTCGATGGACTGCGAGTCCGGATTCAACTCCATCCCCGGAAACACGCTCTGGTACGCCGAATCACGCGCCAACTCACGCACTTTGCGCGAGAAGATCATCGGGAGCTCGAGGTTGTACCCCACATTGATGATCTCGTGCTCCGGATGCTGCCCCAGGTGCCACGCGGGAAAGCGAATACTGGCTAGCTCGCTCTTTCCATGGCGCGGAGCGGTGAGGAGCATCAACCGCGGTGATTTCTTCGCAGCCACATCGGCCGAGAACCTCTCCAGGCGGCGACAAATGTCGTCGTGCACCCACCCCGCGTCGTAGTTTCCGTGCGTCAGCTGCACGAACTGGAGCAACCGGCGCCGCGCGAGGATGCGCTTGGCGAGGATCTTCTCCGCTTCACTCAGCGGCTTGGCTTGCTTCTGGCTCATTTTCGCCTTCCTGAGTGGTTTGGAGGGTCGCTTTGACCTCTTCGAACTCCGCGTCGATCGCTTCGGCGCCTTCCTGGACCAGTTGAAGCAGCTCTTCGTCCTTCATGCTCTCCAAGCGAGCCAGAGTTCGCTGCCCATTGACCGAAATCGTGAGCTCAGCGCGCGTCGGCTCGTAGAAACCGCACATTTTTCCGATCTCACGCCACCCGCTGATCATCACCAGGGGCTCTGCCTGCACGCGCGCCATGTCGATGGCTTCGAGAAAGCCATCGATCACCTTCTTTTTCGTCATTCCAGACGCCGCGGCGTAGATCGCCTTGCGATCCGCGATGGCCGCTTTCACGTTTGGCTTGAGGATGGTGTGCGCGCCCTGCACCGCAGGGTTTTTTGACGTCGGAAAGGCCACTCGCGCCGCTGCCGTGTTCGACATTCCGTCTTCTGCGACGCATTTCACGAAGACCGACTCAGCCTCGGTCAGTCGGCGATTCGGATCTACCTGCTTCGCCTGTTGTGCGGTCTGCAGCCTCGGCTTTTTCCGGACGAGCTTCCCGCCGTTCATAGGCTTTGCCATGGGGAAAATTCTCAGATTTTTTCGAGAGACGCCCTTAGGAAAAGGGGTGGGGGTACTTCGGTTTTTGTTGCTGAGGGAGAAGTTTCGCAGAAATTGGGTGAACGTGCATCGAAAGTCCCCTCCCGCCCCTTCGTGCAGAGGCCACCCCACTTCGGATTCGGTTTCCGCGTACCGCGGAAGCCGAACCCTACGCGGGGTAGCTCGCCTCTGCTACCAGGGGCGAAGTCAAAAACTACACCTACAGCGCAGATCACAAGCGCAGATCACAAGCGCAGATCACAAGCGCAGATCACAAGCGCAGATCACAAGCGCAGATCACAAGCGCGTACATACGATGGAGGGTACTCATCCGTCGTCCCAGAGCTCGCACGTACATGTACATATGTACATCGAGACAGAGAACAGCGCAGCCGCTGAAGCGTCTGTTGCTCTCGCTGCTTGTAGTTCAGTGGAGTAGGAGGTGTGTGATGTACAGCTGGAGCAAGACCCGTGGGTATGAGGTGTCCTCGCGTGGGGACATGCGCTTCTCCGCATTCTTCGCTCGCCTGAGCGACGGGCGCAGCATCGAGGAACATTACCAGTGCGACGTGAAGGGTTACGACCCGGGCGGACGCAGCTGGTGGTTGGGAAAAGGCAGGAAGCCGCTGCGTGACGTGGATCTCTGGCAAGAGTACTTGTCGTTGTGGAAAAGGTGGGCCGCGTTGAACCCCCTGCTCATCGCAGAACTTCGTGACTTGGCACGCCTCCGCGGTTACATGCTCTGCGATCGCTTCGCCACGACCTCGGTGAATCAGGCTCGTGCGTTGGCCACGATCCTCAACGGCGATTGAAAAGCGCGCCCGCTGAAGCGGGCGTTGCTTTCGCTGCGTGTGCCCACAACGCAAGGAGAACATCGTGATCAACATCCCGGATTTCGGCGATGACGTTGAATCGTTCGAGGAATTCTGGTCTCAGGTTCCGGACCTCTTCGACCTCGATCTCGTCCAGTAGTTGCTTCAATACCTCAAGTTAACTTGAGGTATTTAGGGAACGCGCTGGACGTTCCACTTTCCTCACTCTCGGAGTTACTTTCATGGCTACTCGCACTCGTCGTACCAAGTCCGCTGCTGCTCCCGCACCGGAAGTCGTCGTCGTTCCGATGTCCCGCTTCGAACGCTTCTTGCAGTCCGACCTCGGGCGCAAACTCTCGCGTCCGATGACTGAAAGCGAGAAGCGCACCGCTGTCAGTGCCGGACTCACCGGCAGTGCGATCGCGATCACTGGCCCAGTCGCTGGTCCGTTGATTGCTGTCGCTGCAACTACGGTCGATAGCAACGCCACGAAAGACAACTGGAATGGCGTTGTGGGAACCGCGGCTGCCGGTCTGGCCGGCGCAATCGCTGGTGCTGGTTCCATCGCCGCTGCTGGTCTCGGTCTCCTCACCACCGGAACCGGCATGTTGTTCAACCGCCTCAGCCGCAAGGATTGAGCCTATGAACATCACGCATCTCGACATCGCTCCCGTGATCTACGGGATCGCGGTGTTCCTCGGGTTGTACATCACGGTCTGGAAACTGAGCCATGGTAAATGGCTCTCCACCGCATGCGACATCGCAGTGTTCTACATCGTATTTTCAATGCATAACCATTCCACCACTGGTGGTTTGGTTGCTGCCATCGCCGCTGCCCTTGCCGGGCTGTTCTTCCCCAGGCTCATCAAAAGAGCCCTCTCTCGGAGATAGTAATGGATACCCTCTCCCTCACCATCCTGATGTTCAGTGGAATGTGCGCAATCCTCGGCGTACTGGCACTCATCGAACTGGTGCTCAAGCACCTCACACGAACCCACCTGTTCCTGATCGGGTCACTGCTCTCAAGTGCGGCACTTCTCGGAATGTTCGCATACGCCCTCTGGACGACATTCGGCTGGTGGACTCTCGCAATCCTGAGCTACAGCATCGCCCACGGCGTAGTCAATAGCTGGGTAATCTTCAACAGCGTCCCAAAGAACTGGGATCTCCCGATCTACAGAGAAACGAACGAGGGAACGTATGGTCCTCGTATTCGTTGACCTTCAAGTAGTACAGATCTTGGCCGATAAAACATCATCGGCCAAGAGTCCTGAGGAGCTCCTTATCGAATTGGAAGACGCAATGCAAGATGGACGCATCTCCAAGGATGAAATCCAGGCAATCCTTCGAGGTGCAGCATGATCCGCTGCCATGAAGACTGCGACCTGCATGCACTGATCATCCGTGCGCGCACCAATCGCAACGGACTCGAACTCCTCATGCGCAACATCTCGATCACCGAACACGACGCTCGCGCAGTAATCGAATGTCGTGCAGAAATCCATCAGCTGGAATCCAACACGAGCTACATCTGGCTCGAACGAAAGTGAGGTGGTACATGTTCAGACCGTGAAGTAACACGCGCACACAACCAAGCCTTCAGACCTTCAAGCCAGAGGTCGCCGGACGCTGTAACCGGCACATCGAATCCATGCGAACAGGACACTTCGAAATGACCGAAAAGCTCACCCTCAAGAACAAGCCCTCCAAGACCAAGATCGATTGGCGAACCGCACTATTCGAAATCATCAAGCTGCTGATGTCGAAGACCGCTCAGACCTACATCGACCGCGCCATCGACGCCATGTCCATCATCTACCCGCGCAACCCGAACTTCATCCCCGAAGACGACAAGGCCGCCGAACGCCTCGCACGGCGTGAAGCCAACATGGCTCGCATCGCCGAATACTGTGCGCAAGCCCAGAAGATGGAAGGCAAGCCTCAGGAAATCGCCACGAAGATCGCTGTCGCTATGACCAACCGCAAGCAGCTCGACCTCCTCGCCATGTTCCTGGAGCAGTTGGTACGCCGGTGTGGAACCTCCGCGTATTTCGAGTACAGCCGCTTCCAGCGCGGTACGGCATTCAATGAGGATGTCGCCATCGCCAACCTCGAACGCCTCAACGAGAGCCACGCTCTCAACGGCGACAACGACGGATTCATCATGCTGGACAACGTGCCCGCAGATCTGGGCGAAGACGTCGCACCAGGCGAAGACCACAGCCGTGACGCCCCCGCTGCAACCGATCAGATCCCGATCGCTGCCAAGGACGCAGCAGACGCAGAAGCTGCTGCATATGAGGTGCAAAGCTGGTGCACCGCCTACCACCGGCTGCTGACCAACAACAGCGGACAGAACGGGCAGAACGTGCACACCGTTCCGTTCGCCATCGAACGCCTCGATGACAACAGCTACAGGAACTACACGGACTTCTTGGCCTTCGTGGCCTACAAGGAAGAAGCGTACCGCACAAAGCTGGAAGAGACCCGGTTGAGCGGACTCGCCAACACGCTCGAAATCAACCGCCAGTTGATGGAAGCTGCTGGCCACGACGGCTTCAACATCCCCAGCTAAAGCAACAGCCCTCGCGCACCTGGACTCCGTCTAGGTGCGCGAGGACATCAAAGGCAAAGGCAACAGCCGAGCATGGGCTTGGCAAGGGAACCGCGCACCCATGAAAGAACCACCAAACAAGAAATACCTCGACCAGATCCTCCAAAACTCAGAGCTGACCCACTGGGCCAAGAAGATCTTCATCAACCCAACATCGAACAAGGTCAGTCGCCTCAACTCCCTGTGCTACACGATAGCCACTGACTGCAACTTCCCGTTCCTGAAGCCTGAAGACAGGGACATCCTGCTTCATCAACTGGAGACCCACTTCACACCCAAGAAGAAGACCGATGTGATTGACAAACAGTACATCCACGACCAGTACTTCCTGGGCATCATCAATGATGCTGACATCGCGCAAGTCATCGCGCTCCGCATCAAGAAAGGACTGCCAATCCTGGGAATAGTTGAAAGGTACATCCAGCGCGAATTCAATCTGGTGCGACTGGATACTCCTACTCTCCACACCCTGATCAACCTGCTGTTCGAGTACTACACCCCCAAACCCATCACCGCCGAGGAACCGATCACCATGAGCAACAACGCACCCAAGTTCGAAACCAAGCAATTCGTCAACGGCGTCGACGCCAAGTTCCTGACCGACAACGAACTGATCACCGCGATCAAGGACATCGAGAAGGAGATCGCCCAGCTCCAGGAAGTGAAGACCGCGAGCAAGAAGATCACGGCCAAGATCAACGAGCTCGACGCTGCACGCGTGGCGATCGCGGAACTGCTCGATCAACGCTGAGCACCTCAGCCAAGGCGTTTCGAACCAGCTCACTGGTCGAAACGCCCTGGCGCTCTGCTTCAAGCTTCATGGCAATGAGCATGGGCTTAGATACACTAATTAACAGACGATGCGCGGTCACCTTGCCAGAAAAACGCGCTTTCCACGGTCGATCAGCACTCATCACGAAACCTCTTGACAAAGGCTACAAGTTCAGGGCCGAGGCCCTAGCTAGCAAAACGATATTTCAAACCTTCTTCTACAGAAACATATTTTTCTTCTTTTTTTGGGCCGTTTTTTATATGTCTCTTCTACAGAAAGTTATTACTGCTAGGATTGCTAGAATGCTAGGTTCTTAGATGTTTCAAGTACTTACGTCTAGCGATCCTAGCGTTTTTTGGCCGTTCTAGCATTCTGAAATGCGCTGAAAGGCAAAAATTCAGCTTCCGTTCATGTGTAACCAATTCAAACTCGTTGTAAAAAGCTACGTTACAATCATCGATTTCGATGGGTTTCGCTAGCTTCGAAGCGCATGATATCAGCCCTTTCACCTCACCAAGAAGCCTCTCATGGACATTGTGTTCCTAGCAGCCGCGAAGCCGATCGTCAAGCGCTACGAACTCAACGAACAGAACGAACTCGTCAAGCACAGCTACCCGCACATCACCAACTTCACGAGCATCGAGTTCTCAGGACCGCTCCTGAAGTTCGCCGAGCATCTGAAGGAGCACGCCGCCAAAGGGCACTGCCTGCTCAAGGGCAAGATCAATCGTGCCCTGGCTGAAGAGTCTCGTGCTGGTTCCACGGATCCCGACACTCCTACCAGCTGGGTCTGCCTGGACCTGGACGGCGTCCTTGGGTACACCGATCTCAATGAGTTCCTCACGCACATCCAGTGCGCCGACGTCGATCATGTAGTGCAGTGGTCATCAAGCATGGGCTTGTTGGGACATCCAGGCCTTCGCTGCCATGTCTTCATGGAGTTGGATAAAGAGCACCACCCAAAGCTTCTGAAGCATTGGTTGATGGGGCTCAACCTGCACACGCCTCTGCTTCGATCCCAGACCGAACTGACCAAGACCGGCAACAGCCTGACTTGGCCCCTGGATATCACCACTTGCCAGAACGACAAATTGCTGTACATCGCAACTCCAAAGTTCGGCAAGGGGATCGGAGATCCTTTCTCCAAGCACACGCCGCGGATCCAGTTCATCAAGCGCACCAAGCGCACCTTGTCGATCCCCTTCCCAACTCCGTCCAAGGAAGCGCTCAACGAGCTCATCGACACTCGTGTCAACGAGCTGCGTACCGCAGCAAACCTTCCGAAGCGCCGTCGAGCTGCCTACAAGTTCGAAGGCAGCATCGAGTACATGGCGAAGCCAAACAGTGCGACGATCACTGGGATCAAGACCGAACGAGGCTTCACCTATTTCAACTTGAACGGTGGCGACTCTTGGGGGTACTACCACCCTGAGGACGACGCAACTTTCATCTTCAACTTCAAAGGTGAACCCACCTACAAGACTGAAGAGTTGTTGCCCGACTACTGGGCCAAGGTGTCGCAACAGATCAACCAGGTCAACCAGGCCAATGCAGCTGTGCCGCAAGGCACCATCTACCTGGCGCTCCGAGACTTCAAGACCAGCCTCTACTACAACGGCTTCTACGATCAGAGCACCGGCAAGCTGACCCTCAGTCGCGCAAACAGCGAGACTCAACTTCGGCACTTCTTGAAGCAATACGGTCAAAGCCTGGGCGACTTCGTCCCTGACTGGGACCTGGTATGGGAGCCCCACAATCCGGTGATGGTGGACTTGCAGAACAGGCGCATCAACACCTACGAACAAAGCGTCTATCGAAAGAACGCCAAAGCTTCTGTCAAGGCAAAGCTCCCACCGCTGATCAAGCGTGTGGTCGAGCACGCCCTGGGCGGCGATGGCCCTACCATCCAGCACTTCTGGAACTGGCTTGCTGGGATCTTCCAGTCACTCAGCATGACTGGCACTGCATGGATCCTGCAGGGTGTGCAGGGCACTGGTAAGGGGCTCATCTACAACCACATTTTGAAGCCACTCTTCGGACGCAACAACACGGTCTCGAAGGGCATCGCTGGGATGGAGAGCGAGTTCAACGGCTTCCTGGAGAACAAGTTCATCGTTTTCGTCGACGAGATCGAAAAGATGAACCACGTGTTCCAGGGCAAGTTCAACGCCATGATGCGCACACTGATCACAGAGCCTGAGCTCAGCGTGCGCAAGATGCACCAGCTACCCTACATGGCGCCGAACTACACCAACCTGGTGATGAGCAGCAACCAAACCACACCAGTGGACATCCCGCCCGACGATCGCCGACACAACGTCGGGTTGTTCCAGACCGAGAAGCTGCAGATCACACAAGCTGAGATCGACAACATCATCCCCAGTGAGTTGCAAGCGCTGGCGAACTACTTGATGAGCTATGCAGTGGACCAAGCAGCGCTCCGAACACCTGTAATAAATGAAGCTCGTCGAGTACTGATCAGTACCAACCGCTCCGCACTCGACACCGCGATCGACGCACTCAACCAAGGCGACCTGAGCTTCTTCTGGGACCATCTACCCAGCAGCAAGAACTCCCCACTCGACAACATGGGGGCCATCAAGCTGATGTCCTTCCGCACGTTGTTGATCAACTTGGTCACCACGCTTGAAACCAGCCTGGCCCGGGACGAGTTGCACACCCTTCTGGACTGGTGTGTAGGGAACCTGCCCAGCAGCCCCAACAAGTTCACCAGCCTGTTGAAGCACCACCGTGTGCATCTGGTCCAGGTGTGGAAGAACAAGCGCAACGTCCGCGGCATCCGAGTCAACTGGCGGCCAGATCCAGCCTGGCTGAAGAACGCACTTCGAGAGATTGAGGAGAAAGTGGTATGAGTCTGAAAGATCTTCCCAACATGACTGCACAGCAAGTGTTCGACTTCGTGCTCACCCAGATGAAGCTGGAAGCCTTAGGCGACAACGTGCTGGAACAGCATCCGGTGTTGCCGGGGGCGCAGTCGTGAGCGACCTATCGCACGATTCCCCCGGCGTCCAAGGACTCGCCCAACTTGGCCGCAATGCAATTGATCGCGTTTCGGAGTTGGAGCGCGAGCGCGAAGAAACAATCCGCAAACTCCGCGACCCCGTTGCAGTCCACGTCGCAATGCTGCGCGGAGAGGTCGCGGTCCCGCCGCTGGCCGAATTGCTGCACGTTTATGGCGCGACGTTCAGCGACCTGGACGCGGCGAATGTCGAGATTGCCAAGGCGCGCGAGATGATCCGCCAGTTGCGCGCCCAGCTTGACGAGTACGAGCGGGCGCCGACGATTGGCGTAATCCGCGACGTAGGTAGCCGGCCGTACTGCGACTGGAAGGTTTCACAAGCGACACTGCCAAAATCCGGTGCTGAGATCATCGCGCGGCCTGCGCGGAAGGGGGAGTGATGGAATACATGGCACAGAAAGCAGACGAGCAGATCGAAGGCGCGATTTTGGAGCAACTACGCCAGCGAATCGAAGAACTCGAAGCCGAGAAGGCAACGCTCAAGCGCGAAAACGAACAACTCAATGCAGAAATCCCGATATGCACGAACCGAACCGCGAATGAGGTTCGTGAGTTACTTGGCGCTGTCCGTCGCATCAAGGACGAGAACGGCCCAGGCGAACGCGGCTATGTCGAGGTCCAGAACGCGCATTCTGTTATTGAATACATCGTCGGTGAACGCGATGCGGCGAAGGTTCGGATAGCTGCCCTCGAAATCGAGAAGGCCGAGCGGGAGGCGCAGGAGCCGGTGGCGTGGGCGTGGAATGATGCGCTTGGCTGCATGCACGCTCATTGCGGATCAAGGCGGCCCGTTTGGGTAGATGGCGAATGCTCTGATGTAAAACGCGCCGAAACGAGTCTGCGCCCGCTCTACGCCGCGCCGCCAATCCCGCGCGTCGACGCCAACCCGCTCGCCCTGCGCGAGCCGACCGAGGATGAGTGCCGCGAGATCGCAGACAGGTTCCTCTGCGAAGTCGCAAACGCTGCGCGAGGTGTCCGCACTGGCCGCGCGATGTTCAACGCCGTCCGCGAGGTGATGACGAAATGACCACCGACGAATTGCGCCGAATGTTGGAGTTGGCGGCGAGGGCTTGTGGAATCCATTTACACCATTGGTTTGAAGCCCATGGCTGCTATATGACGTCAAGCATTAAAGGCGGAGATCCCGACTTCGGATGGTGCCCTGACGAAGACGACAGCGACAGCGCACGGATGCGCACCGCCCTCCGCATGAACGTCATCTGGAGTGACACCGCTGTGCATTGCCTGAATAGCCTTGGCGACGCATTTGAATCGTTTTCCGACCACAACGGAGACCGCAACGCCGCCCTGCGCCTGTGTGCGCTGAAAGTGGCGGCGATGATTGGGGAGGGGATGGAGTGAGCGACATAACCAACCGGCTGCGCGAATTGGCGCACGCTGTAGCGGATCAGCGGTGGTCGGAGTTTTCCATGCGCGTCCCGGCAGATCATGGCCGTGATGCGGAAGACAAAATTATCGACAACGCACTTCAACGACTCGAAGAAGTTATCTTTCCTCGAATCGAAGCAGGACTTCCAACAGGCCTGTTCATTTTTACCGCTCACCCAATCTCCGACTGCAGTGAAGAACTCGAATATGCGGAGTTCATCGTTGGGGAGAACTACCTCTTCGTCAGTGCGCTCCTGAGTGCTCTACAAACTCTTTGCGAGCACACTCGCGGAACTCCTTCCGCGCCACATCTGAAACGACTTCTGCTCGACATCATTGAATCCCTTTCTGCAAAGGACAACTGACCATGCGCCCTTCTCTCGTTTCCAAGGCCATTCACACCTGTATCACCGCCGATCGCCCCCTGATGCTCTGGGGACCGCCCGGCGTCGGTAAGTCCAGCCTGGTCGCTCAGTATGCCAAGGCCAACGATTTCGAACTGATCGATCTGCGCTTGAGCCAGCTGGATCCGGTCGACTTGCGTGGTGTGCCACGCGTCGATCTCGAGACCATGCTGACCAGTTGGGCTCCGCCTGACTTCTTCCCCACTACTGGCCGCGGCATCATCTTCCTCGATGAAGTGAACAGCGCCAGCCAGGCTACCCAGGCCAGCGCCTACCAGCTGATCCTCGACCGCCGGCTGGGGAAGTACGTGTTGCCGAAGGAATGGCGCATCATCGCCGCCGGCAACCGCGTCACCGATCGTGCCATCGTGAATCAGATGGCAACGCCGTTGCGCAATCGATTCACGCACATCGAGGTCGAGAGTAACGCCCAGGACTGGGCACGCTGGGCCATGACCAGCGAGATCTGCGACGAAGTCCTGGGCTTCATCCGCTTCCGCCCGGAGATGCTCAACGAGTTCGCTCCGCGACCTGCCAGTCCGCAGGAAACGGCGCGCATGAACGCAGTCAAGGATGCCCGGGCCTTTGCCAGCGAACGCTCCTGGCACGCCTTGTCCGACGAGTTCAAGGTTGGAGTGCCGAAGGAGATCGAACTCGACATCTACGAAGGCAACGTCGGCACCGTCGCAGCCACTGAGTTCATGGCTTACCTGACCAACGCCAGGAACATGCCGAATCTCGACGTGATCATGCTCAATCCGCAGAACGCGCGCGTGCCGACCGAACCCAGCGCCATGTACGCGGTGTCGGTGGGCCTGGCTGCCCGGGTCAAGCCCGAGAACTTCGACCGCGCGATGATGTACATGAACCGCCTGCCGGCTGAGTTCCAGACCTTGATGATCAAGGACGCCGAGTTCCGTACGCCGGAGATCGTCGAGACCAAGGCATTCCAGACCTGGGCGATCAACAATGGAGAGGCGCTGATATGAGCCTGACGACCAAGGCCATGCTGGTGCGTATGAGCATCGGCAAGTGGTACAACCGCGTCAACGACAAGCGCATCACGGATGAGGTAGCTGCGAAGTACGCAGTCAACAACTCTGAGGACCAGTACATCAAGCGGCTCATCCCCAGCGCCGCACTCCGCACTGTAGAAGCCGCGATCAACGACGTGCGCAAGTACCACTACGACAACACGATGCCCTGGGCACAGGACAGCGTGCGGATCCTACCGACCAAGAAGTACACCGAGTACCTGGCCAAGGTCGCCCAGCTCAAGGCAGTGTTCGACCAGGCGGTGAATGCCTTCGTGGTAAAGTACCCCGAATGGGTCGAAGCCGCCAAGAAGGAGAAGAAGGCGCTCTTCGATCCGGCACAGTACCCGGCGCCTAACGCCATCAGGGACCAGTTCCGCATCGACGTGTCCTTCCTGCCCTTCCCCGATGCCGGTGACTTCCGCATCGAGATCGAGCCTGCGGAACTGCAGAAGATCAAGGAGCAGACCAAGGACGCCATCGCCAATACCATGCGCGATGGCTCCAAGCACCTGATCCAGCGCGTCCGCGAGCGCCTGCAGATGCTCCACGATGCCATCAGCGTACCGGAGAAGATCTTCCGCGACGCCACGGTCACCAGCGTGCCGGAGATCGTGAGTCTTGTCGAAGAGCTCAACATCGCAGACGACGACAACGTGCGTTTGGTCTGTAATGCGGTGCGCACAGCCTGCGACCAACGCATGACGCCAGATGCACTGCGAAGCAACATGGTGTACCGCAGCGAGCTCACCAAGAAAGTCAGGGAAGTGTTGGATTCGATGCGAGGACTCTGAGTATGGACAACCTAACGCGTGCACGCGCGATCATGTTGCTGTCGAACCCCTTCTTCGGGTCGCTGTTGCTGCGCATGAAGATGGAACCCGACGACAGCGTGCAGACGACCATGTGCGACGGCCGTCGGATTCGCTACAACCCGAAGCTCATCGACACTCTGCCGCTGAACAAAGCGATCGGTCTCCTGGCTGCCACCACCATGCACATGGTGATGCTGCACCATTTCCGTCGCCAGGGCCGCGATCCGGCGAAGTGGAACATGGCCTGCGACTTGGCAATCGAACACACGCTGCGCGAAGTGGGCATCGACTTGCCGCAAAACAATCCATGCCCACAGAGCTTCCAGGGCATGTCCGCAGAACGCATCTACGAGCAGCTGCCGGACAACTTACCTCAACCCCAGTCAGGTGGAGGCGGGACTTCTCAGCCCCAACCTCGCCAGGACCCTGGTGGCAACGGAGCTGTGGAAGACAGTCCTGACCCCAACCCGGAACAAGCTGAGTCCGAAATGCGCAGCATGGTCGCCCAGGCTGCCCAACAAGCTCAGAGCATGGGCATGCTGCCAGGCAAGCTCAAGGAACTGGTAGCCGAGGCGCTTCGCCCCGTGGTGCACTGGGAGTCGGCCTTGCGCAAGTTCATGACCTCCAAGCGCCCGGACGACTTCACCTGGTCGCGCGGCAACCGTCGGTTCATCGCACAGGGGCTGTATCTTCCTAGCGTGTCATCCACTCCTACTGGGAAGGTGGCGCTCTTCATCGACGTCTCTGGATCCGGATCAAGTCGATGGATCAGCACGTTCCTCCGCGAGACGCGTGCAATCTACGAAGACGTCAAGCCCGAAGAGATGTTGGTGATCACCTGCGATGCTCGTGTCCAGGGTGTGTTCCATATCGAGGACCACATCGACATCGAGATTACTGGTCGCGGCGGCACCGATTTCCGTCCGCCCTTCAAGTGGCTCAATGAGCACAACATCGAACCGCAGTGCGCGATCTACCTGACAGATGGCGACGGTCCGTTTCCCAACGAGCACGACATCCCCTACCCCGTTCTGTGGTGCATCAACAATGAACGCATTACACCTCCCTGGGGGGATCACCTCGTTATACCCGCCGCCTAACCTGGACTACGTCATCGCCACGCCAGACTTCCGAACGCTCGCTTTCATCTCATGCGATGCGACAGAAGCAACGGCAAGATCTTCCATGTACGGCTTCGCTATGGCGCCGAACGCGGACTTCCACGTCGCGCTTCGGCTGCACATGGCAAAGCACCCACCGGACATTTTATATGCTCAAGTGTCCATCTTTGCCCGGACGATGCAAAGCTTCGCCGATCGCACAGGCAAAGATGCCTGGACAATGAAGTTCAACGACTTCGCGAAGCTATGGGTCCTTCACACCAAACCCATTGAAGCTGTACGCGCACGGCTGCGTAACAAGGATCCTGTGAGAAAAATCCTTGGGTACAACCCCAACATGATGATGGTTGCGTTCAACTTCGACGACTGATATCGTTTTACCCACGCAAGCGGCAGCTGAACGAGAGCAGCGACGCCGCGGAGACGACTACCGGGGAAGACCGGTGCCTGATCTCTGTGTGTAGCTCAGCCTGGTAGAGTCCTCGGTTTGGAACCGAGTGGTCGCAGGTTCAACTCCTGCCACACAGACCAAATTGCGGAGTAGCTCAGTTGGTAGAGCAGCAGCCCGATAAGCTGCAGGTCGCTGGTTCGAGCCCAGCCTCCGCAACCAAACAGCGGTTCGTTGAGCAGTTCATATCCAGTGGTGAGGCCGTCTGATCACCGGTCAAGTAAGAACACAAAATTGAATGCTCCGAGCTTCCTGAGCTGCTCGCTAATCACGCTCAGGATGGATTATTCGTTGGCAGCGAGATGGAACACGAATCCGGCCCAAGAGCTGCCTGAAGCCCGCCGGCCCAAGGGACGATGACGCAATCGCGCTACGAGAAAGCCTGGAAGCAGAAGCGTCCTGGAACGGCTTGACAGCTCGGAGAGACGGGCACTCCTTCTTTCTTCGAACAACGTGCCCAGCGCGCGGGGCTTCTGCGTGCGCAAACCACCAACCAACGAGGACATCATGAGCGAAGCCACCAACACCGTCATCTCCGTCGCCGATCGTTCCGTCAAGGCGATCACCACCGCCACCGCCGCGCTGAGCAAGGTTGTCGCCGAAGTCGTCGGCTTGACCAACATCGCCGACACCCTGTCGGCCGACATCCAGCAGAAGGAAAGCCAGCTGGCCGACCTCGATCGGCAGCTCGATCTCAACACCCGGCGCGCCACCGCCGAACTCAGCGTCCGCGTCGCCGAAGCTGAGAACCAGGTGCTCTCCACGTTGCTGAACAAGAACGGCCTGGCCTACATCAAGGCCAACGACCTGACCAAGCTGCGCGAGGAGTTCGAGATCGAGAAGGACAACAACGAGGCACGCGTCGAAGCCGCGGTCAAGGCCGCGGAATCGAACTTGCACGCCTCCTACAACTCCAAGCTCAAGGCCCAGGAATCCGACTTCAAGGTCGCCTTCGCCGAAAGCGCCGCGAAGATCACGGCGCTGACCGAACGCAATCAGTTCCTGGTCGACGAACTCGCCGCGGCCCGGCGGGACCTGTACGCCGAACGTGATGCGCGCATCAAGATCGCTCAGGCCGAAGCCAGCCGCCAGGGCGTTGTGGTCAACGCCGGCAAGCAGTAAGCTCTTCAACGCTCTCTAGGCCCCATGGGAAAGAGGCCCACCCCCGAAGGCGGCAAGCCACTGAGAATACCGTGCACGGTTCACTCAGCAAAAGGATGGAAGGGACCAAGCTAGACCGAGATGTACTTGCCAACGATCTCGTGACGTGCTCCGGTACATGCCGGATAGAGAGCACCTATACACTGCGCACTTCGATGCGTGCTCATTTGGCGAGTTGGAAGACTCAAGATTCAAAAGCTCCAACCAGTGTAGCTTCAACGGGGATAGTTGCTTTCCGGCTTCTAACGACCCCGCAAACGTCCCAAAGCCGGCTGACCCTACGGAATCCACGAGGCGTAGGCAATGAGGAACATCCTCGTGACGCGGTCACGGTAGGGCGACCCACGCAATGTCCCTCCAGCCTCCCACCCCGTGCAGTTGTCCCCCCTCCCAGCTGCACGGGGCTGGGACCTATTCTCTCAATGCGAAGGGCTCTCGAACATGGCAACGAAAAAGAAAGAACGCCCCGTCATCGTCACCACTGAATTCCGCGGCGTGTTTTTTGGCTACGCGGAAGACACTAGCGGAGACAAGTTCCATCTCCGCGGCGCTCGCATGGCGATTTACTGGGGAACGACGCGCGGACTGATGCAACTCGCTGAAACCGGCCCCACGAAGACGAGCAAGATTTCCGCTCGCGCCGACATGGAAGTTCGTAAGGTTACGGCGGTGTTTGAGGTTACGCCGGAAGCCGCCAAGGCGTGGGAGGCGGCATGAGCCGTGTAACGGTGCTGGATGTGCTTGAAACTGGCGCCTGCTTCAAGGGCGTCTGTAAATTCATCATGTCGCACGGACATCGTATCGAATGCGACTCAGCCGAGTTTGTTAACAACGGCTTCATACAACGCGCAGCACAGCCCAACGATAACGGCTACGGCGGTAACGGCTACGGCGGTAACGGCTACAGCGGCGACGGCGGTAACGGCTACAGCGGCGACGGCTACAGCGGCGACGGCGGCTACAGCGGCGACGGCGGCGACGGCGACGGCGGCGACGGCGGCGACGGCGGCTACAGCGGCGACGGCGGCTACAGCGGCGACGGCGGCTACAGCGGCGACGGCGGCTACGGCGACGGCGGCGACGGCGGCGACGGCGGCTACAGCGGCGACGGCGACGGCGACGGCGACGGCGACGGCGACGGCGACGATAACGGCTACGGCTAATCTACCCCCATTATAAAGGACTTCTTCCATGTTCAGCGCCAAAGCTCTCCTGGCTGCACTTCTCGGCTTTGCAGCCCGCGGTGTCGACATGCCGAAACCGAAAGCAGCCAGGCTCAACATCATCGCTCCGACCTATACCCGACCCAACGGCACCCACGGCAGCTCGCGCCGGCGCCGGTTCAAGTCGCTCAAGGCGAAAGGACTGCTCTGATGGGCTGCGATATCCATTTCGTCATCGAGCAACGCCTGAAGGTCAGAGGCGAGTACAAGTGGGTCGGCGTGCAGATGGATCGAAACTGTAACTTCGAAAAAGCAAGTTCTTTCCTTCAACAAGAGCGGTCTCCTCTTTCCAACCTCTACAAGTTAGGGAATCGGAACTATCGGTTCTTCGGCAAACTAGCCAACGTACGAACTGATGATGCAGATGGAGAGGATCCTCGTGGTGTTCCAGACGACGCTTCTGATTTGGCCGTCTCTTTGGTCGATGCATGGGGTGACGACGGGCATAACCATAGCTGGCACACGTTGGAAGAGTTCGTGCGCAAGTATCTGCTCTGCTCTACTCCAGATAAAATCGTCGACATGGTGAAGCACCGCCTTTCAGGAAAAGACCCAGTTCGGGAGTTCTTCTACATCGACAACTGGAACACCTTCCGAGTGATCTTCTGGTTCGACAACTGATCAGGAAGTGATATCATGGTTCTCCCCCCATCTGGTGTGGAAGACATGACCCAACTCTCGACCTGGAGCTACTCCCGCCTCGTGGACTTCGAGCAGTGCCCTCTTCGGGCCAAGCTCAAGTACATCGACAAGATCCCCGAGCCGGAGCGTCCCCTGCCCCCAGGAAAGACGGAACACGCCAACGATCGTGGCACGCGTGTGCACACCGCGGCCGAACTCTTCGTCCAGAAGCCGATCGAACTGGCCCCTGAGCTCGCTACCTTCAAGGAGGAGCTGCTCCGTCTTCGGGAGCTGTACAAGCAGGGTCGTGTCAGCCTCGAAGGTGAGTGGGGCATGGATCGCGATTGGATGCCCACGAGCTACAACGGCCCCAAGACCTGGTTGCGTTTGAAACTCGACGCTTTCGTCCAGCTCACGCCAAGCACAGGCGTGGTGATCGATTACAAGACAGGGCGCAAGTTCGGGAACGAGATCAAGCACAACGAACAGGGGCAGATCTACCAGCTCGCAGCTTTCCTCCGCTATCCGCAGCTCCAGGAGATCACTGTTGAGTTCTGGTACACCGACCAGGACGACATGACGCAGATGAGGTACCGCCGCGACCAGGGCATGCGGTTCCTTGCGAGCTTCGATCGCCGCGGCAATGCAGTGACCGATGCCACTGAGTTCCCCGCTAAGCCCAACATCTTCAACTGCAAGTGGTGTCCCTTTGGACCGCGAGGCACAGGGCACTGCACTGTTGGAGTCTGAGTTGCGGCTTCATCGTAGCGGATGAAGAAGAGTCAGGATTTGCAGTGAAGGCATGCTGTAAGTTTCGTGGACTCCCCCAAACCAAATGCGCTGAGTGTGCGGCCAACACCTCAGCACTCTTTCCTTCGACTAGGATCTGGGTGTATGTCCTGGATCCACAGTGACACCGTCGGACCGTGCGGGAGGAAAGAGGTAACCTCTGCACCGTAGCACATACGGCTACGAGTGCAGGGGGACGGCCTTTCTTCAAAGGACTCTCGACCATGGCCAAAGTGCCTCCTCCGTACAAACACCAAATCGCTAGCATCAAGGCGTCCTTAGGGATGCCTCGTAGTATTGATGCTTCTGACCCAGGTACCGGTAAAACGCGTGTTCGCATCGATCACTACAGCATCCACAAGAAGAACGGCGGCAAGTGCGCGCTGATCATCGCGCCCAAGTCCCTGCTGCGCAGTGCATGGGAAGACGACTTCCGCAAGTTCGCTCCGCACATCAGGGTCTCCGTCGCGCCTGCTGAGAAGCGCGAAGAAGCTTTCGCTGTCGATGCCGACGTGTACGTCACCAACACCGACGCAGCCAAGTGGCTCGCCAGTCAGAAGCCGGCGTTCTTCAAGAAGTTCGACATGCTCATCATTGACGAGATCTCGTGCTTCAAACACCATACCAGCGCGCGCTCGCGCGCGATGAACAAGATCAAGAAGCACTTCCCCTATCGCTATGGGTTGACGGGCACCCCCACCCCCCACACAATCCCCGCACCCTCGCC